CGGCTGTGGTGTTGGTTGCGTCGGTGTTCGTGTTGGTTGCGTCGGTGTTCGTGTTGGTTGCGTCGGCTGCGGTGTTGGTTGCGTCGGCTGTGGTGTTGGTTGCGTCGGCTGTGGTGTTGTTTGCGTCGGTGTTCGTGTTGGTTGCGTCGGCTGCGGTGGTGGTTGCGTCGGCTGCGGTGTTGTTTGCGTCGGCTGCGGTGTTGGTTGCGTCGGTGTTCGTGTTGGTTGCGTCCCCCAGCTATTTGGTTTCCGCATTTCGCGCACCGTTGACATGTTGAAAGTATCAGCTTCACGCACCACTGACACACGTGGTGTTGGCACCTGTGGAGTAGGCCGGGGATGTGCAGTTTTTGTAAAAAAAGATCGTATGTCAATTTGTTTCATTTCATACAATTTGTAAATCAATCAAAAGTGTGATGTTTACTTGTTGTCACTAGCATTTTTTTTGTTTAATGCTCGAGCGCTTAGCCGAGCAAACACGCAAGCGAGAGTTGGAGCGTAGGGAAGACACAACAATCCTATAAAATTAAATTATGCAATCCTTTTACTGCCTTAATTTGTGTTCCCGCGCTTTTTAAACGCTTGATACAAATAAAACACAAGTATCAATATCATGGTATTAGACAACCTACCCAGCGAGCTGATGCTTAACATTCTGAAATACTTTTACACTAGCGACGGGTACAACCACGTGTCGCACGCCTACGCACTTGGCGTCGTCCGCCAAGTCGGCCGAAAATACAAGAACCTCGTTGACGACGATTTCAGCAAGTCACAACACACCACATTTAACTTAACGGGAAGACTCGCGTTACGCTTTGCCATGGATCCCGTTATACGCTACGGTGCGATCGCTCGGTTTTACAAATACAGGCAGCAACAACATCTTCCTTTGCACCTTGATTTTTATGGTGTAACCGTAAATAAGGTGGACCTGCTCCAGGTTCCGGTGGTGCGTGTCCAGAGTGTAAGTCTTGTTGGTGCGTTTCAGTCTACTAATCACAACAACAACTTAGACGGGTTGTGGGAGGCAATCCATACGATTCGGGTTCTCGAGCAACTGACTGTAGAGCAGTCGATGGCGTTGATTTCCGGAAACATGGCACCAGTATCACACATCCACAACCCTCATCCCTACTGGCCGATTCGCGTCAATTTTATCGGTTGTTGTTTGCATGGCGCCGACTTTTCCGTGTTGCGACATGTGCACACAGTAATCATGGCGTACACTGTTGGCGTGACGCCACACCAAGTGTCCCAACTCAAGAGTGTTCGAACTCTCAGTTTAGGCTCAGGCTTCACGGATCTGGAGTGCGTTCGATCACTTGTTCATATTCGCTTCCTGTTTTTTCGCAATAATCCAGAGATCACATCACTAGAGCCACTACATGCACTCGAACATTTGTCTTATGTGGATGGCACGAACACAAATGTTCCGCTGAGTGCATGGCATGCGCTTAAACAATTACCTCGTAATCAAAGACTATGCATCGTTAACAATAGTTCCTCTATTTTAAATTTCTAAATTATCGCTCTGGGACAATCGCGATGCGATAGAAACATCAATCATCACGGCGAGAAACCGTTACAATGAGATAACAATACAATAATACTATATTCAATTTGTCATGAACACCTAAGCCTTACAACAAACAAACACGCTAAACTTTTCGATCCGTTCCTCCATGATCTTAAATCTACACGTCTCGAGTAGCGCACGCAAACGGTGTGTTGGCACGCCACCACCATCACCACCACTCTCGTCCAGCCATCGACGCGTCGGCTCCACCACGTACAACAACCCGTGCGTCTCCAGCACGCGGTACGCCTCCTCCACGTACGACGCGCAGTTGGAGCCCCACATCGCCAAACACAAAATCGCAATCTCCGTCGAGTCGTCCTCCAGCGGGAGCAACGAGATGTCGCACTTTGTCACCAGCGCGTTGCCCGCTACGTGGTCAAAATTGGTAAACGCAAAACGCGGGTCGTCCAAAAAGTGACGCGCGATCCACGCCTTGCCGCACCCCAGGTCCACGACACTTTTCGCACGCCGCGTTCGCAACTCGGCCAATTTCCGAATCACCACGTTGCGCGGGATCTCGTCGGTCGGAAAACTCTCCTCGTTCTTCTCGGAAAGAGCGTGGTACGCGTGCCACGCCGCTGGGTGTGCGGCAAACTCGGCGGCAAGGTTTTCGGACGTAAGCGACTTGTAGCGCTGGTGAAGCACAGACAACTCCGACTTGGGCGACGGTGCGACGGCGGATCGAGCCGGGCGTTTGGCGTCTCCCTCTTCAAGCGCGGGTAAAGCAGCAACACCTGAAACTGCGAGAAGCATCGTCTTCTTACGCTTTTTCGTGACGATTTTTGTAGGTACGACAACCGGAGCAGCCGGTTCGACAACCGACGCAGACGGTTCGACAACCGGCGCAGACGGTTCGACAACGACAACCATTGCCAACGACGGAGGAGGCACCGGATCGGACGCGGCAACTTGAGCAACTGGAAGTAGTCTTACTTTTGTTTTTCTTCGACCACCGTCGCGCCACCCCGAAAGCTCGATGTCAAGAAAATCGCGAACCGCGTCCGGGCACCTCCATTTGCCCGTGCCTTTTAACCCTTGTTTCCAGCAACTAAGTTTTAATGCGTCCTTGCCTTCCTTTTTATCCACCTCGTTTTTTGGATTGTCACGCCTGCACGGTAAGGGTGCACCGCCTGCCACTACGCGTTCTTTTGCTCGTTCAACAATAGCACGAGCTTCTTGAATCGAGTTCTCGTCTAAATCGTTGCGCCACCCCAAAAGCTGTGAATCCAATAAATCGCGAACCGTATCCGAACACCTTCCCTTGCCCTTTCCGTTTAAAGCTAATTTCCATGTCATAATTTTAGATGCATCCCTTTTCTCTTGTTTTTCCGTATCGTTTTTAGATTTTAATCCTCCACGTGGGAGTAGTCGACCACTACCATTGGCCAATCGTTCCATAGCTCGTTCGACAATACCTCGAGCTTCTTTTATCGAATTCTCGTCTAAATCACGAAACTCGCTCCACCCCGGAAGTTGTACATCCAAAAAATCACGAACAGTGTCCCAACACCTTGAGGAGCCTTTCCCATTTAACGCCTGTTTCCACATACTAAGTTTAATTGCGTCCTTGGCTTCATGTTTTTCAGCCTCGTTTTTTGGTTCCTTAATGTCGCGTGGCAATTGTACACAACCCTTTGCTACGCGTTCGCATGCTCGTATGACAATGGCTCGAGCTTCTTTCATAGCGGTCTCTTCGAAATTGTCGCGCCATCCCGCAAGCTGTTCGTCCAAATAATCACAAACTACATCCGAACACCTCGCGTCTCCCTTACCGTTTAACGCTTTTCTCCAATGCATAAGTTTTTGTGCGTCTTTTTTTTCTTGTTTTTCCATCTCGCCTTCAGGCTTAGAAAAAAAACGTGGTAATTGAGCTGCACCTTGCACAACGCGTTTGGTTGCTCGTCCAACAATAACGTGAGCTTCTTGAATCGCAATCTCGTCTAAATCACGAACGTCGCGCCACCCTGGAAGCTGTGCATCAAGAAAATCACGAACTGCGTCTGAACACCTCAAATTGCCCTTCCCCGTTAACGCTGCTTTCCATCTATCAAGTTTTTGTTTGTCCTTTGTTTGTTGTGTTTCCGTGTCGGTTTTGGGGTTAGAAATGTGGCGAGGTAATTGAGCACCACCTCCTGCTACGCGTTCGCATGCTCGTCCGACAATGGCTCGAGCTTCTTGAATGGCCATCTCGTCCAAATCACGACCGTCGCGCCATCCCGGAAGCTCAATGTCAAGAAATTCGCGGACCGCATCCGAACACTTGGAGCTGCGCTTACCGTTCAACGCTTTTTTCCAATGACGAAGTTTTAATATGTCCTTGTACTCTTGTTTCTCCGCCTCGTTTTTTGGTTTTACCAAACGGTGAGGTAATTGTGCCCCACCTCCCGCAACGCGTTCGCTGGCGCGTTCAACAATTGCGAGAGCATCTTGCATCGCGATCTCATCAAAATCGGCGCGCCATCCAGTAAGGTGTGAATCCAAAAAATCACGAACCGCGTCCGGGCACTTCTTGTCGCCCTTCTTTTTTAACCCTTGTTTCCAAGTCCCAAGTGTTAGTGCGTCTTTACGCTCTTGAATTTCTTCCTTGTTTTTTGGTCCGTGAATTTGGCGAGGTAATTGGGAAACACCTCGCGACAAGCGACTCGATCGTCCAGCACCATTTGCAACGCGTTCGTTTGCTCGAGCAACAATTTCATGTGCCCTCTCCATCGAATCGTACTTCACAACCTCACAGTCTATCACCGCACTAGCAACGGTTTTGGATAAATCCACATCTAACAATCGCCACAACACTTTAACATCCGGATCAGTATGAACTGAAAAAATACACGATGACGATTCGGGTGAGCGACCACGATCACTCACCCCACTAGATTTAGCACCACCACTTTCGTCGGTGTCAGAACCACTGTCATCATCATCGTCATAACCCGAGTCATCACTCACACGCACAGACCCACCATCACCACCGCTGCGTAGACACGCGTTGTAAAGCTCGTCGTCTTCTTGGCGCAGCGCGCACAACACACTCAAAATCCCGTTAAAGTTACCCGTCGGTAACGAAAGATCAGAACGGATCGCCTCGTCGCGCTTCTCATCGGTGTCACACGCTGTGTACTTTTCGCGGTCGACCGCACACGGAATCAAGATCGTCGACCGCGGCTTGATCACATCCGGGAGTTTGCGCACGATGCGACCGATATTCTGGATGATCGATAGCGGCGACGACTTTGGATCAACGAACACACACATGTTGGCGTTCTTGGTGTCGATCCCTTCGCCGATGGTGCGACACGAGGACACAATGTAAACACAATTATCGGGTGTTGCGTCGAACTCGGCAAGGATCGTGGCACGGTCGCGCGGGGACGTGGACGCCGAGAGTGCAACCATTCGCAAGTTCCCGTCAACTCGGTCGGCGACCAAAATCTCAGGAAACTCGGTACGATACACGTGGTCGAACGCCCGCTTCACCAACTCTTCGTTAACAAAGTTGGACACCGACAAGTCGCGATCGGCGTTGACGTCGGCGTGGAACGTGAGCACGCGGGTGTTTCCGGACGTGATGACGGCGCGAGCGATGGACTTATATATTTTTCCAGCCAACGTTGACGACGCCATGGTTTCTGTTGTAAAAAAAGACTCGTTGTCAATTGCAGACGCCATAAAAAAGTCGACGCGAACATCAAACGGATTAAGGTAGCCCTCGTCGACGCCACGCAAGTAGTTGTACTCGTAGACGAGCGGACCACACGTCAACTTTTCGGAACTTCCCGGAAAATCGGAATCTCGCGAAAAGTCGGGGTCGTACATCACCACTCCGTTGTCGTTGACGGGCGTTGCGGTGAAAAACACTTGCTTGCGGATCGCGGCGTTGGAAAAGACGTGCGACTGGTACGAGGGCGCAACAACGTGGTGCGCCTCGTCGTAGCAACAAACATCGACGACGGTCTCGCCCATGTTTTCGAACAAGGTGTGCATGCTCTGGTAGGTGACACACACGATCCGTCGCGTGTTTCCGGTGCCGTCGTCGCGCGTAAACTCGTCCCACCTAAAGAAGCGTTGGATCGTTTCGGGCGCGGTGGTGGCGCCGGCCTCCGAAGAAACACAGAGTAGGTGCGCGGCGTCGACGTCCCCAAGGTACTGACGCGTGAACTGGTCGATGAGCGCGAGCGACGGGAACACGTAGACGACAAGTTTCGCATCCACCAGAAAATTACCCTCGCTCATGATTTTGGACTTGCCGGTGCCGCAGAACATCTTGACGACACAACGGTTGTCTGTGCACTCCGCAATCGCAGCGTCACATTCTTGTTGGTAGTACCGCATCATCTTAAAGTTTTAAAGTTGTGAGACGAATATATGAAGTCTTTTTTTTATTCGTTTAAAAAAATACGCATATTTTATGTTTTTATGCTTTTTCAGTCGCGTCCTTACTTTACCAATAAACAACGCAATACTACTACTATTCAGATGCGTTCTTCTATGATCTTAAAAAGTAAAATTACAGCACTTGACGCGGTAATTGTGCGCCACCACTTGCAACGCGTATGTTTGCTCTTGCGACGATCGCGCGCGCCATCTCGACGTTTGGACTGTTCATGTCCATCGTGTCTTTATCTTGACGTGACACCTGACGCGGTAATCGTGCACTTGCAACGCGTATGTTTGCTCTCGCGACGATTGCGCGCGCCATTTCCATTTCCTGACTGGTCATGTCCATCGGGTCGTGACGTGGCCCTAGACTCGGTAAGACCGCACCACAACTTGCCATGCGTACATTTGCTCGCACACCCATTGCACATGCCATAATCATCGCAATTTTGAGTTATAAGAAATCACAATAAGTAGTTTATTTTGTTGTCCGCTGTTAAACCGTTGATGGAACCCGAAAAGTTTTATTGTCATTGTGTGTGCGCGTCAATAAATCGCTCCTAGTCACCACCCACAACGTCATCATCTTTCGGAGAGGTCGCGGTGTTTATTAACGTTTGCTCCTACTCGTGTTGCGACGGGATACAGTGCTTCGTAATTTGCGGACGGTGGTACGCGTCTTGTTCTTGTGATTCTTGTGACTTTTCTTTGTTTTACTAGCTGTCTTGGACGATTTCTTTTGCATAGTCGGTTTGTGGTGGGGGGGCACATGTAAACACTTTGACATGTAAAATCCGTCGTCTTGGGCGTCGCGCATCTTAACCTCTGGCTGGTTCTCATCGCATGCATTTTTGGTATATTTAAAGCCCAGCTTCGTGTAAAACCCCTCGGCATCCGGCAACGCCACTAACTGTAGCATCCCCTTACCGGCAGTTCGTGCAAGCTCTTCCACCATGACCATTATTGACTTCCCAATACCATGTAGACCTTTACGACTACACACAATCTCGATGTAGTACTCGTTCGTTGTTATCTCCACCCATGCAAAGCCGCATATTTGCGTGCGCGTGCCCTCTCCCCGCAACGTTTTAGTTTCTGTACTTACCACAAACAAGTCCACATCTTTTATTATGTTCGACGCGTGTGACGATTTGACGTCGTTGCGACACGTGGTTTTAAACTGACGAAGCATGATTTTTGAAAGGCTTTCCGGTAGCGTCGATTGAGTGTATATGTGGATACTACACATTTTGGTCGTTTTACTATATCACCTCACAAAAAAAAGGAAAGAGTGTGTAATCATTTAGCGTTTATAGATGAGCTTGGTCACGACGTGTCCGTGGAGCTCCGGGCATATGTTGTCTTCTTCAATGGTGCGCGTGTCCAGACAAACGCATGTTTTCCATTTGAAATTAAGCAGGATTTGATTGAGCATCTCCAGGTTGAACGGCCGGGAGAACGTCGCCCGGTACGACCACCCGTTTTCCCAGAAAATCTCCTCGATCGCCAGCGTGTCGTTGAGCAGCCACTCGGGGTACGCCAAGTCAATCCGTTTGTGCTTCGGTTTAAAATACAGCCGTGTTTTGTTAACGTGCGCATCCAAATTGATAATCGTCGGACCCACTGTCTGCATCATCTATCTCAGTATGAATTTTGTGCTATGACAAACACCCGCGGGCTTTTGTTTTTATTTAATAACAAATATCACCACATGACTCAAGTATTTTGTGAGTAGTAATATAAAAGTTGCTCCAATGCCGCAAATCCACGTGGATTTTATTCGCCACGGACACTCGTGCTCCAACCTTGCGCAAGATCTCAGGGGCTTTGGATTGTATTACAAGTTTGTGGAAAATGACCCCGAACTTAGTTCCCTCGGCCAGGAAATGGCGGTGGTTGTCGAACAAAACATCCGTGACAACAATCCGCAACGGTTGGTAAGGCCGTGCCCGAACGAGCCCGGCGAAAGAAACGAACCGGTTAAAATGTGCCCGGACTACTTGTATTCCTCGCCGCTCCGGCGCGCCATTGAAACAGCGCACACTATGTGGCCCACTCAACAAATTGTCATCGCGCCGCACTTGTTAGAACACGGCATCGGTCACGAAAATGTGCCGCTGCCTCGACTAAAACAAGAACAGCTTTTGGTGCAACGCTACCCCGATCTACAAGGCAAGTTAGTACAACACACCATCGATTCCAAAATCGCCAGTCCCAAATCGCCCAAGGCGGCACGAAGCGTCGATGCCTATAAAACACACGGCAACCTTGAAAAATTTATAGAGTGGTTGCATGGTGACCTTGGAGAACTGCCCAGTACTGATGGTGACATTTTCGTATCGGTCGTGACGCACTCCATACTCATGAAAGGCAGTTTGGGGTTATCCGCTAAACCGAATAACCAGTCCATCTTCAGGGTAAGCTGGGACATTGACCGATGGAACAACACGCCAAAGGGTCTGAAGCTCAAAGGTCACGCTATTAAAATGTACAATGGACTGCATGTCGACCGATCACAGCTAATGCGCGGCAAGCAACAAAGCACCCAGTGCGAGTGGTACGGCAAATTTTAAACATTTATTGTTTATACAGATTGTACATACACGCAGCACGTGCGCGATGCCGGTGAAAAACAAAGCATACGTTAAAGCCTATTTAACGCGTAATTAAATAGCCTACAGAACCGAAGGCGATGCCGGTGAGCATCATCATCCAAAAAATTAAGAAACACGAAAAGAATGTGAAGAGCAGTAGGCCGATCATGAAATGGAGGTGGTCTTGCTTCGAGGAATTCTTGAGCTCCAGAATCAGGTTGTCGTCAAAGGGGCGCACCACTACACGTTCGGGCACTGCTGCTGCGATTTCGGCGGGTCTTGCAGCGCGCGGTTGTTCCATTCTTGACTGAATGCTATATAGATGTTATGAGCGGATGAAATGTAGAATGCTACCCTAACAAATAAAAAGAAAAATAAATATTGCCGGTAAAAAATGTGCTCAGATAAGGAAAAATGAAAAGCAGTAACAACAACAGCTACCGGTCGAAATTGCGTAGTTACACCCAAAGTCGACAGGCAACAACACACCATGCTAGGGTAAAAATCGGCAAGTGGCTTGCATCGCGCATCCGCTGCGTGTGCAGGAACACGACGGATCCAATAACGCTGGAAGACTTAAAACCGCCGCTGTTCAAACAAGTCAGTCCAACCACGGGGTACGTCTACGGCTTTGACCCCGAGGCGCTGAGCGACTACTTCATCGTGTCCAAGAAATGCATCCACCCGATCACACGCGAACTGTTGAGCGCCGTGGAGATTCGGCGGCTGTCCAAACTGGTGGCTACCGAAAAACGAACAGCGCTGATGGACATGTTCGTGCACCCGCCCCACGCGGCAGAGGCCACCTTGAACGACCAAATTTTCAACGACATTGTGCTGGTGGCGGTGAGCGCCATGCTGGACGCCGCGCGACGAGTGCCGGAAGGAGGAGGAGGGGGCGCGCTCCCCGCAGACATTAACGCAAACGCGCGATCCACCATCATCCAAAGTTATTCCTTTATTTTCGCACCACTGCTCCACGACGCCATGCACGACCAACAAGCCTTTTTCGGCGACACCAGTCAGTTTAGAGGCCGTGTACATGATGCCATTTACGACATCGAGGCACTGCAAATGATTGATTTCGCGACACACCACTTCGAACACACGCTTCTGCGCGTAATAGTGTTTCAGCTTCAACAGTTGTTAAACACGTAAACATTGAATAAAAAGAAAAAAAGGTGTTATCATAACATTTTGTTTTATTGGTATTGCGCGCACCAATCAAATAAGATATGATGTGTGTTGTGTGAGGGCGGTGGTGGGTAAGTTAGTTCGTACTAGCTAGGCGGTGACGCTCTCGCTGGTGAGCGTGACAGGCGCTTTCTTGGACGTGGAGCTTCTCTTGGGCTTCTTGCTGGTTGTTGCCGCATCGGCCGAGGCTTCAGAACTTGCAGATGATGCCTTCTTACTGGAAGTGGACGCGGACGGTGCAATGGACGCATCAGTTGCCGCGGCGGGGTCGGCGGACGGGCGCTTCTTGGCGGAGACGACACGCCTCTTGTTGGGGTCAACGGTCCAGTGGATGCTGTTGGTCTGTGTGGGCGACTCGATGCTGGCGAACTGGATCTGGATAAAGTACACACACCCCTTGACAACGGGGAAGAGGAAGCTGACCGAGTTGTTGTACGCGGTGCCCGTGCTGGGCGCAGCAGCCGCGTCCGTGGCCTCTGGCGCTGGCGCTGCGGGGGCGCTGGTGGCAACGTTGGCCCACTGGTACAACCCCTGAGGCTTCTCCACCCGGCCGGCGAAGCTGCGGAAGCCGATGGAGCTTGAACTGGGTCGCTCGGACACGGTGTAGCTGGCGAGCGCGACGCTCTCGTCTCCCTGGACGATGGCGTAGTTGTTGTTTCCGTCGCGAACAAAGTGCGTGTTAAACATCGGGCAGGACATGTTGAGAAGGGGTGAGAAGTAAGATAATGAGAGTCTGGAGCGGCGCGCGCAAATGCAATTTAGAAAATTTTTTTTATAAACTTTTATGAGAAGGGGCGAGGGGAACACCCAGAAGATGCAACGAAATCGTTGCGAAAGATGCAACGAAATCGTTGCGACGAGTGCGCAAAACATGCAACAAGCATGCAACACATGCATGCAAACAGGCGACGGAAAGGCGGTGAGTAGGTACGTTTTTGAAACTTTATTTACAATGGTTTAGTTGTATGCGAAATCGCTGGTGTTGAAGAGGATGGGGTCGGCGTCGGGGTGTTCGAGGCGGGCGGCGTTGAGCTGTTTGCGTCGCACCTCCACGTCTCGTCGCGCCTGTTGCACGCCGCACAGGTTTTTGCCGACGGACTTGCGGTAGCCGCTGAGCGGGTCCTGCACCTGGCGCAGGAAGGAGCTAGCGCCGTGACCGCCGAGCAGCTGGGAGCGGATGAGTTTGCCGGTGGTGAACAGCGGCAGCCCCGTGTTGGGGTCGACGGGTCCGCCGATTTCGCCGTTGTTCTGGTTGTCGTTGTCGCCGACGCCGCCGCCCATGTAGGGCATGAAGGTCTGCAGCCCCATGATGTCGCTCGCGCCGCCGGGAGTCATCATGGCGGGGTCCATCAGGTAGTTGTTGTCGGAAAAGGAGTCGATGCTCGTGCCCTGGTTCTCCGTCGTCATGATGTCCATCTGCGCTTCTCCGATGATGGTGGAGCTGCTGGGCACCCCGGGCAAGTACACATCCTCGATCGGCATGCTGGGCTGCTGCATAAGCTGCGACTGCGGCATGGGCGCCGGCGCGTCGTAGATGGGCTGCTGGTACTGCGTCGGCGGGTACACGTACGGCCCCGTGACAATCTCGACCATTTCGTCGAACCGATTGGGGTGCTTATTGTAGATCGAGCGATTGGCGGGCTGCATCGAGTTGTCGTGGGCAGGCGTGCCGTAGCGATGAGCCTGTTGAGGGCTGTGGTGTTGAGGGCTGTTGTGAGGGACAGCAGGGGCGTTGTGGCGCGGCGGACTTGGGTGCGGCCGGGTGTTTTGGTGCTGCATCCTCGAGCGTTGCGCTCGCGCCATCATCGGCTGCTGCGGCTGGGTTTTCAATATATTGATGTTACACGAATCGGAATTGTTGCTCGATTTTTTGGTGCACTGGTAAATCAACAGCGCGACAATAGCTAAAATCATGACAATCACGATACCCATTAAGACCTTGAACGCCATGGGACACCCAGCGCTTTTCTGTTCAACAGCGTTCGAGGCCAGTCCTGGCCTACCGCTTACGTCCACCATTTGAATACCAGAAAGGTCAGGATTAGACATATTTTCGTTTTATTATTACGCAATATAAAAAAGTAATGAGTGAAAATGCTCGGTTTTATTGTTGGGATACGTAGCTCGCCGACGGATGGCAAAGCTGTGGTTTAAAATATAGACGACTAATTCAATTTGCAGTCATCTCGGCATCTTCGCTCGGCGCTCGGCTTGGGTCCGATGGAGAGGAGGGGAGCAGGGAGACGGCGGAACCGATCATGCTGGGGTCGGGCATGTTGCACTCAATGTCCTCCTCGATGTTCTCGCACTGCACGACGCCCGACGCGAAGGGGATGTTGAAGTCGAAGCCACGGGCGCGCTTCGGGAACACGAGCAAGTCGGTAGCCACCAGCGTCATGCCGCAGCCCTTGCTCACGAACCACAGCCCCGTAATCTCGACGATGGGGATAACCTCCGCGTGTCTCTCAATGTCCGCCAGCGTTCCGTGCCTCCACTTGAGCGGCGCGGTGGCGTTGCCCTCGCTCATCACGATCATCACGCGCGTCGCCTGGCCGCCCTCGCTGTTAATTTTAAGGCGCAGCAGCGGGTTGTAAGCGGCGTTTGACGGCGTCGTCAGCAGCGGGCGGTATAGAGCTTCCACGGTGGCCCTCTTCATCTCCTTCTTGAACAACATCACGCTGTTCTCCACGATCCAGTTCAGGTTCTGTTCGTCCAGTCTCTGCGCCCACTCGCGCAACGACTGCGCGGACACATCGATCTCCAAGTTCTTGCGCGAGCTGGCCTCCAGGCCGTCCTGGATGCCGAACGGGCACCGCAGTCTCTCCAGCTGCACCTTGGGCGTAGACAGCTGCGTCGACGACAACTGCATGTTCACGCTCATACCACCGTTCTTGTTCTTGCGCGGCTGCTGGTACACCCAGCCGGAGCTGTTCGCCGTGTTGTAATCGGGGCAGGACATGGTGCAAGGAAGACTGGAAATTGGATAATGAGGGTTTAGACAAACGCCCAGCGGTAAAAGTTCAAAATTAATTTTATTTCAAGTTTTTTTTTCTGTTCTTGTTGTTAAATCTAGCAACGTAAACAGGTGCGTTTCTTGTCACCGAATGCAGTCGGACGCGCCCCCAACAACTTCGATGACACAAACCGAGACTAAATCACTGATCGATTTCTGCGACGCCCAGCTGCTGCTGCGAACGTCCAAGGAGGAGAACAGCGCGGCGCTGAAGCGGCTACGCCAAGACAAGTCGGAGCACATGTCGGAGCTGTTGAACCTGATGACGAGTAAGCAGCTGGAGTGCGTCTCGCTGCCGGCAGAAGATGATGCGGGGTCGCAGTACGTGCGCATCGCCAAGGCGTACAACACACGGAACTTGACACCGTCGTTTATTCGGTGCACCATCCACGAGAACTACGACGCCATTCTGGAGCTAGTGGCGGCGAGCAGCGGGGAGGATGACAGTACGGTAATAGCTGCGGTGGTTGATTTGGTGCTTAAGATTCTAAAAACGAGCCGGACGAAGGCGCACCCCGTTGTTGTGTTTTCAGATAAGAAGCCGCGGCACATCAAGGCGGAGGCCATTACCGCCATCTCGGGGGAGCTGGAGGCGGCGACGGAAAAGTACCGCGAGTCCAAGAGCAGCTACGAGTCCATGGTGGCGGAGCAGAAAGTGGCCAGCGCCGAGATCCAGAGCCGCGTGAACAGGGCGCTGCCGGCGGTGGAGCAGTACATGGAGAAGAACGACCAGAAGTCGCAGGCGATCGTGCTCTCCAAAAACAACAACATGAAAATGTTCCTGCGCCGCAAAGTGGTGCTGCAGCGGCAGCCCATCAAGGTGGACACGCTGCGGCAAGTTGCCCTGTCGGTCATCGGGCGCTTCCGGCCGGACGAGCTGCAGAGCCGCAAAGATGAGCTGATTGAGGAGCTCATCGCGCAGCTCGCCGAGCAGCGGCAAGTAGTGAAGCGCGACGTCATCAAACTGGACAGGTCGCGCAGAGGCAAAGAAGCCCTGGGTTCAGCCGATTAAAAAAAAAATAAACGTCCTATATTTTATTTTATCATCAATGAACAAACCAAACACAGCGCGGTTTCGGCGTCGTCCTCCTCCCCCCACATCCATTACCATGAATGCATCGTCTTCCGAGTTCGAACTTTTTAAAAAACTAGCCAACCCGATGAAAACCGACTTTTCGTCCGGCAGACGGCCCAAGAAGTCGGCGATGAAACAGTCGTCAGCGGTGAACAACAACCAGAGCATCTTCAAACAGGCTGTCAGCCAGAAGAACGAGGAAACCAAGGAGGAGCCAAAGGACGATCGATCCAGAGCTCGCGCCCCGTCGACTTTCAACGACACCTTTTCCGCCGTCAAAAGCAAGTTGCTGTTCGACCCACCGAAAGCTGCCAGCTTCATCGACGCCCCCTCGATCGCGCGTAGCCCACCCGCGGGCGAACACAGCACCTTTGCGCCACCGGAGCGCGCACCTAGCACCTTTGCGCCGTTCTCCGTCGTGGGGGCTGCACCGGCCAGTGGTGGCGGTGATGGCCGTGGTGGCGGTGATGGCCGTGGTGGCGGTGATGGCCGTGATGGCGGTGACGGTGATCGCGGTGGCGGTGATCGCGGTGGCGGTGACGGCCGCGGTGGCGGTGACGGCCGCGGTGGCGGTGATGGCCGCGGTGGCGGTGACGGCCGCGGTGGCGGTGATGGCCGCGGTGGCGGTGATGGCGACGCGGACTACGGCGCGCGGTCGGAAAGTGCGGGCGGTGGTGGCGGTAGTTACGATAAGTTTAACACCCAAAAGGCGGAAGTGGATGCATCGTTGAAGGTGGAGATCGCGAGCGAAAAACAGGGGTTTTTATTGGAATTGTTGAAGTTCAAGAATCAAGGGATCGATATGACGCGAACATACACCATGGACGACGAGTTGACCGATATACAGTTCGAGTGTGATCGCATCCGGACGCACCTTGAGACGGTGAACAACGTCAACATGATTCGTGACGGGCTGATGTTTGTGTTTCAGGGCATTGAGTTCGCGAACAAACAGTTCGGACCCGTGCTGCAGCTAGACGGCTGGTCGGCCAACGCTCGCAAAGACAAACAAAAGTACAACCATGTCATTGAACGGCTGTACAAAAAGCACTGGCGGTACGGCAACATGACACCCGAAGTCGAGTTTGGGTGGCTCATCGCCAGTTCCATGTTGATGCATCACTTTAAAAGCAAATTCTTGGGCGGGGCCCTGAAAAGCAGTTCGACAGCCGACGACGACGACGAAGACACCAAAAAACCCGCAAAATCAGCCTTTGACTTATCTTCCATCATCGGTGGAATGTTACCAAAGTTCCCAGGCTTGTCGCAACCCAAAGCGCCGCTTCCGACATCTTTCACGCCCGCTGCATCCGGCCCTAACAACAACAGACCCGTCATGCGTGGCCCCACCAGTAGTTCACCCGTGCCCACCACCTCCCAGACACCATACGCCATCCCACAACAACAACAGCAACAACAGCAACAAATGCAACAGCAGTACCAGCAGCAACAGCAACAGCAACAGCAACAGCAGCAACAGCAACAGCAACAGCAACAGCAACAGTACCAGTACCAGCAGCAGCAACAACAGCAACAAATGCAGCAGCAGATGCAACAACAAATGCAGCAGCAGCAGCAGCAGATGCAACAAATGATGGCGTACAATCGTGATATGCAAAATCAGTTGGCGTCGTACAAAGAGGAGTTATCACGAATAAACAAGCCAGCGGCGGTGAGTTTGCCGGTTCGCGTTGCAAGTGTGCCTGTGGGGTTGCCGCGCGCGAGTGTTTCTCGATTTGAACCGGTGGACAGCAGCGAAGAAGACATTACCCATATACCAGAAGGAGATGAGGAGCAAGACGAAGAAAACGCCGAGCAGGATGACGAGACGGACACTGGCAAACAGATCAGCATACTGGGCACGGTCAAGTCAAAAGCTAAAGCGTCGTCGTCTTCACAGAGTAAGCGTAGTAGTGGTAGTTTAAAGCCGTTGAAGTTGGCTTTGAAGCTGTGATGTGTCGGTGAATAAAAAAACCAATAAAAGTTTGCTCTGTATAATATAAACAGTAGTAGAGAAGACGCGCCATGACTAAAAAGTTCAAACACAAGTTGCAGCCGCTCGACGTGGAAGAGCTGTCGATTCTGCCACGGTGGTACCGTAAAACGTTTTTTGGCTCTTTAAAAGATAGTGTGTTTGGCAGGCGTGGCGTTCACGGCGACGGCTCGTGTTTTTTCCACGCGATTTGTGCGGCGCAGAACACACACAACTACCTGTATGTGAGCACTCGCAAACAGCAACTCATAGGGCACAAGTTCAGATGCGCCTTTAACAGTCACGTGACGCAGGAGCGGTGGGTAAGGTTCCTGGCGCACCACAAAATCAAAACGAAGTTAACGCTACACGAACTGGAGAAGCAGTTTTGCAAAAATTCGCACTGGGCTGACGAAATCATGATTAAACTGGTTAGTGACGTGCTGCAGCTGAACCTTATTTTTATAGACACACAGCGAGGGGAAATTTATTGCGGCGTCCATGGCAGGGACACCGAACCACTGATTCTGATTTTGTGGGTGGGGCATAAACACTTTGAGCCCGTGTTTCGCGTCAAGGACACCAACAGTGGCAACCAGACAGTAGCCGCACAATTTGTGTTCAGCAAAGAAAACCACGACGACGATGTTATTAATGAAGTTTTTCGTAACTACGACATGCAGTGTCGCGACGACGACTAATAACACAACATAATGCCACGGTAATGCCACGGTAATGCCACGGACGTGTCGGCTACACGCTGTCGTCAATCGCAACAAACTGTCCCCAGTCGTCGTCATTGTCCGAGTCGTGGTCCCTCTCTGGGTGCACACTGCTTTGTCGTGGTGGTGCACTGCTTTGTCGTGGCGGTGCCTCCTGTGTCTCCTTTTTTGTTTTCAACGTTGTAAGTCGTTTATACAACCGGTAAATCGCGGCGAACACACGCATCATGAGCCACCACGGGTATAAAATGTCGGGATTGCACATTTCGGTGAGCAGTGGAGTGCAGAAATGACCACCATTAAATTCGATGAGATTGATAACATTACTAAAAACATGGATATTTATTTGATTTTTGGTCGGAACTCAATGTGAGCTACTTGCGCGGTGTTGACTGTAAATAAGCAGCAAGTGTTCCTGTACCGGACTGAAACGTTGCGAGGGCGGACTGCATCGGCAGCACGGCGACAACACTTTGTTTCGCGTGTTTACGGCCATTTTTTTTAGGTAACGTCTGTACGCTTTTAGCTGCTTTCGGCTCGCTCACTGTGTCAACACTCTCCACTTTGCTCGCAACAAACTTGTCGAACAGTGTGTTGGTCGTATTGTTTTCGGTGGGGCCCACTGGCCTTGTTCCCGTCGTTGCACCCGCTGACCCCGTTGCACCTTTTGCCGCCGTTGCATCTTTTGCCGGCGGTGCAGTCCCGGCTGCATCCGTTGCCGCCCCCTCGGTTGCGGAATGCTCGGCCAGTAGTGGTTTGCGGAGGCCGCGAATGGCGTGGGACGTGATGGGTAAGAACAGTTCCGACTCGGTCCGTGTTTTATTCTCGGTTGTTGAATTTTGGCGTGTGTTTTCCTCCAGCACCATCGAGTAGGAGATGAATGGCGGGTTGAGCAGTGTGTTGCGCGACACCAGCGACGACTTCCTAAACTGGGCAAGGGTGAGATGGCCGCCAAACAGGTCCAGAAAGATACGCGGCGGCGCGGGTTCAAAGGTGAACACGTCGCGGGTATCGAGCTGGAACACGTCAATAACCATTTGTTTGAAGAGCAGGAGCATCTGCTGCTGGTCGTACGTGTTGCGCTCCAGGATGTATGCCACCGCACAGTTGCATGAACAGAACACACCAAATATAGTGTAGATCATGTTTTGATTGTTGTTCGTGTGACGAGACACCTTGGGGATCGGAATGGGCACCGTGTCGAAGTGGTGGCAGTCGTGCCAACATACAATAGATGTTGACTGGGGCCAAGTCGCGTCATTTCCTTGGGCGTCACTTCCTCGAACTCCACTGACGTACTCGGGGAACAACGCCAGCGTTTCACAAAACAGTTTGTACGGGGTGTGGTTTGCGTGCCTATCCATGTCGCGGCGCGCGGAGGAGCACACCACCTCGATCGTTTTTGTGCGGTCCGGGAACTCGCGCTCCAGAAAGATGTTCACATCGGAAAGGGTGTCGTGCCTGTTGTTCTTCGATGTGCGAGTCGCCATATTTTATAACTACCAAACGTTTTCACGCCACGTTCAAGTTGCCAATGAATTCAACAAAGGATACACAAAACTATGTGTCGATTAACATCAAATAAATTTATTTATTTTTTTTAACTACCACACACACAATCCTGCACACACAATGCTGCACACACAATGCTGTATGCAAACTCTACGATCTACGTCACAGCTAGTTAAATCTAGCCAAAAGGTCATGAACTGTCGTCAAATGTCGTCAAATGTCGTCAAATGTAGTCACACGCAACGGCTACATTGTTACTGTCCACCCTGAACGGTTTGCCGCACCCGTAAATCAAGTCCTCGCTTATCGTCTTTGTACATTCCTCCTCGCTGGCGTGTGGATTCATCTGCGTGCCAGTCGACTTGAACGTCGCATGGCGGAAAATACGACAGTTCAAGGCTTCAATGATTACACTGGCGCTACAGTGCGGACATTCCACGATTAGTTGTTCCATTTACACCTTTGTCCACATTTTAAACGCATGCCACAGGCATTGGACCTGCCACAGGCATTGGACCTGCCACAGGCATTGGACCTGCCACAGGCATTGGACCTGCCACAGGCATTGGACCTGCCACAGGCATTGGACCTGCCACAGGCATTGGACCTTATCGCGTTGCGGACAAAGTATATGGTTACACGATTAAAAAGTAAGTAACGAGTCGCTCTTTCTCGTTTGCAGGACGGAGCTCGCCCGACGCAATCTGTTTTTTAATGTCATCAATCTGTGATGACACAATAGTTTCAGGTAAACCAAAATCACCGGGCAGCGAACATTGAGCGAGTGTACCGGCGAACGGGTCGCTTTCGTCAAACGCGTTGTGCGATTCAATCACGCCGTCCATATCATCCTGCTATCCACTAATAAGACCCTTTGTTTTTTTTGTTCAAACCGTAATTCGCGAACCCTCTGGTGAGATATGAGGCTGCCCAAGCACTCACTCTCACTAAAAAAATCTTGGCTGTAGTATAAAGGTTATACAACATGTCCAAACAAAATCGATGCTCGAAGGGTGCTCGAAAAACAAAATCCGGAAAGTGTTCACATACCCGACGCAAAAAACAAACTAAATCAATGAAGCAACGCACTAGTCGAACAAAATCGAAAATCATCCACAAACACGTGTCGGTTCGTCGCAAATCGCCGTCGGTGCATCGCAAAAGTGCGTCCGCGTCCCGAACATCTCCAGTACGAGACTTCACACACAAAATGGGCATGCATGTGGAGAACAAAAAAATGTGTTGCCAGGGTTCAACCCATAGTGGCGATGAGCTGCAAGCAGCACTGAATACCCTGTGTTTTGATAAAAATGCAACGCCTACACGGGCACAGATTAGCACACATTATGATAAGTGTATTGTACAGGTGGACCCGGAAGCAAATCGCACCGACCCTCGGGCGGAGGAGTTTGCTCAAAACGTTAATGACGCCCGGTTTATGCTCGACTCGAGATCGCCGTCTGTCCGTCCCAAATCGCCGTATGTCCTTCGCAAATCGCCGTCTGTCCGTACGTCTGTCCGTCGCAAATCGCCGTCTGTCCGTCGCAAATCGCCGTCTGTCCGTCGCAACTAGCACACACATGGCACCTAGCACACATGGCACCTAGCGCACACCTAAAGCGGGATTGTTTTTCCTACACAAGTCTTGTATCCACGATTGCTTACATGTTTCTATAGGTATACCTTTACCGGGAAACGTTTCCCCGCATAAATTTGCACGACTAGGATCACATACATAACGCGAGTCGCAATCTTTTGTGCAATCGCAGTCCTTTGTGGGGAACGTGCCACTGCCGTCATACACTCGTTCACACGTTTTGGCTCCCTTCTTATACATCAATGTGAATGTGGGACAACTGTTTTTTTGTTCAAACCGCAACTCGCCGTCTGGAGATGAGGCCGCGGCTACCCAAGACCCTCCCGCCGCGCCAGCCGCCGCAAACGATTTGCACGCCGAATCATCGTCGTCGCACGTGCCCGATGACGTGCCCCACGTGGCGGGACTCTGCAGCGGGCCGCACATGAAATAAGAACTGTACGCCGCGCTGGGCGCCAGGTCCGCTTTCGCAACACGGGCGACAAAGTTTTCTTCGTTGTCAATAGTGTCGGCGGTGGTCCCCAGCGGCAGTGCGCGCGGGCAGGCTACGACACGGTTGGCTTCATCGCACGGCAGTGGCAGTCGCATCACCCGCGGGTACGACTTGCCCACCGGCATGCACGTGTTCTGTTGCGCCGCAGCCAGGTGCAGCTCCGCCGGATGTTGCGCCGCACAGTATGCGTCACTGCGCGCCTGGTCGTTCGGGTACCACACACAACCCGTGGGCTCGCTCCACATCACCGGCGGTAGGGCGCACTGGTCCGCGGGACACGCAATCTGGGCGCACACCTCCTCGGGGAACGGCTCGCCCGTGACACACAAACTCACTTGCTCCGACCGGCTGTCCGACGTGGCATATGTGTTGTTGCCAGGCATGTCACCCGAGCCTGCCGCTCCATCGGCGATCCGGTACGCACACACCGTGTAGTTGCACACATCGCCCACCGAGATTCGGTCCACAAACGCCGGGAGGCTGTTCAGTGCACCATCCGCGTCACTCAGAAGCACCTGCTCCACGCCCCCCACGCTCTTGGTGACGTTGTACCGCACAGCCACAGCGGGCGCCGCCCACGCTACCAGCACAAACTGAGCATTCAAAGTGGTGTGCTCCACCAGCGGGCACAGGTCCGGCGGCGCCAGCGCGGCACCGTACTGCTTGCTGGATGCAAGGGTGCGCACGAAAACAGGTAGTGGCCGAGGCAGCGGGGACGGCAGAAACGAAAAGGCGTTGTCGCTCTGGTATCGCGCGGAGGCGGTGCTGTTCAGGGACTTTAGATGTACTATCCACTTGTTCATAAAGGCCTCGTCGGAGAAATAGTTGTCGGCCAGCTCAGCCGAGGGCACCGGGTTCATCGCCGGATCACCCCCGTCCACCGTGGCGGTGGCGAGGGGCAGTGTCATCGACGTCGGCGTTTCACTGCTGAGATTGATGTCTGCGCCGCTGCCCGTGAATTCGAGCGTGTACGCGCCCGGCTCCAACGGCCGCGTAAAGTACACCTCGAAATCAAAACAGCCCTGCTCCCGCGCACCGCCCGCCGTGGGAAAGCTGCACTGCAACGATTCTCTTTGGAGGACTACATTGCCCGCGTCGCTCAACGTCCCGTCGCCGGCGGTGACGCGGTACCGCAGACGCAACACGGAGCCGGCCACCACCGGCACGTACGAGTAAGACAGCACGCCGTTGATGTGCGTCGTGGTACCTTTCACATCTGACGCGTTGATAACTTTCTGAGTGACAATCGTGATGCAGTCGGGATAGTTCCACGCCGTGTTGGGCAGTTGGGCGCACAGCTGCTGCACCGACAGAAGCGTCGGGTTAGCACATTTGCCGTCGAGTGTTACTTTGTGCAGCGGCGGTAACATTTTTACCACCGACGCGCTGGTACAGTATTCCGCGTCGCACATTTGTTGATCACAGCGCGGCGTTTTTGTTTTTACGCACGACTGGGTGGCGCTGTCGTACTCATCCCACGTGTCGTTGGTGTCCGGGCGCCTCGTCGCGAGACACAGTGTGTTTAGAGCGGGGACGTCGACGATGCAGCGACACACACCCGTTGCATCTTTCACCACCTTTGTGAACGGGTTGGTGACTTTGCCGGTACTACTTACCACGGGTGTCTTGCCCCCGCCGCAGGCACTCCCCGTTTTGTTTTTGGGTTTTAGGTACGCGTAGGTCACCACCAGGGACGCGATGAGTCCGAGCGTGGTGACGGCCAGGGTGAGCGTCAACCACTTCACCTCTTTGTGGTCGTGTAGGTATTGCGTAAACGCGTTGCTCTTGCCGGTAAGGGGGGGGAGCGGAGGAGGAGCACTTGTTGGAACAACCACGGAAGTCATTTTTTTTGTCGGGCAATGTTTATAAAACTCGTTGTATTTACTTTACCATTGCTTTTTTTTACAGCCCTTACATTATAAACATAAAGAGCGACAATGTGGTTCAACATTGCACATATTTCTTTTCTGTTTACATTGCCCGTAATGTTGTGGCGGTGGGATTGTCGACTGGCTGTGGCGTACGGCTACTGTCTAGTCTGTTTCCTGTTGATGGCGCTGTCGACGTGCATCGCGTGGTACCGACGACCCGCGGTGTTCGCCCTGCCCGACCTTGGGCACGACCTGCTGCCCCAAATCTCCACCATCGCCGGCTGGGACGCGCACGTCATGTGCGACAACCTGCTGCGCTTTACGGTGGCAATCACGTTTGTGTTTATTCACCGGCATGCGGAGAGAAGCGCGATTCTGCGCCGATTCTTTGTTGTCTACGGCAGTGTGCTGGCCTTGCGGTCGTGCACGCTGCTGATGACCGCGCTGCCCGACCCCTACTTTTTATGCGCCGCCTCGGCTACTGGATCGTCGCGGTGGAGCGCCATCCCGTGGCGCGCGGTGCTGGCGGACGTGTTCGCGCTCTTTGGCCCCAGCGAGAAGAACTCGATGACGTGCGGCGACCTCATCTTTTCGGGTCACACCGTTCTTTTCGTGCTGTGCGCGCTAACTTGGCACAGCTACGACAGGTGCACGCGCGGCGTCAACCCGACAAAACTGCTCATCTGGATGTTATCGGTACTGGGCACGGTGTTGCTGCTGGTGACACGAATGCACTGGACCATTGACATTGCGCTGGCGTACTACATCACCATCACGTCGTGGAATTTTTACCACAGCGTGTGTCGAGCGCTGGACCACGGGCATTACATGAAACCGGTCATCTACATCGACGGCGCGCTCATCTACCCGTTTATCGCGTGGCTAGAAAGGGGTGTCAACTACGCCACTTTTCAAAAAGAAAACGAAGAGGCGCGCAAAATAAAGAAATGAAATGAATCCTTTTTTGTTCTTTATTTGGAATGGATGGTATATGTATATACAACATGCGTGTGGTAGTGGTAAGTAGTAACCTGGTATTACATGCTCAATTCTATCAATCAATCTATCCAGCACCGTGGAGGGCCATGGTTTGCTGGATGATAAAGTCCGACGATTTTTGAAGTTCGCCCAGGCGACACAATACGATGATCAGCACTATCATGCACAGGAACATGAGCAGTAGCACCAGTAGCAAAACATTGGTGGTGAGCGTGGACGGACTGGGGTCGTACGCGACCGGGCTCACCATACCAACGGCACCAACGGCGCGACGAACTTTGCGCGGCCGCGGCCGGTCGTCATCCACATACGGGGATGCGTCCGAGTCCGCAAGCGACATCCGATACTGCACGGGGTAGTCGTTGGGGTCGTTGTAGTGCTCCGACATTTACATATATTATTACTATTATTATTATCCAATACAAACATTTACAATTAGCACCACCCCAGACGGTTTTGTTTAATAACTTAAAAAATGGGTGTAAACAGTAAACGGCTGACAAAATGATTCGAAACCACCCCCAAACTTTGCGGGCACGCACACCCCGACGCACACCCAAACGCACACCCAAACGCACACCCCGACGCACACCCCGACGCACACCCAAACGCACACCCAAACGCACACCCCGACGCACACCCCGACGCACACCCCGACGCACACCCCGACACCGCGCGCGCGCGACATCTCGAACACATCGTAAACAGAACACACGCCGAACAATCAACACAAATTTAAATGGTGGTTTAAATAAAAAACAAAAAGTAGCGACGGGCGTTGTTTTGGCGACTGCCCTTGCTTATACGTTACGTAAAAAACCGAAACCGGGAGCACCAGCAGCATCTGCGTTTGAATGTCTTCTACCAAAATTATCGGAAGAAGAAAAACGAAAACAAGAAGCGGAAAAAGTAGCAATATTAGCAGAAGCACACAATGAGCTTGAAAAACTAAAGCACGCGTTAAACCAAAAAAAACCAAATTCGGTAATACTTTTGATAGGGACAACCGGAGCAGGCAAGAGCTCAGTTGTAAACGCCTTAACAAACAAAAACGAATGCACTGACAGTAGTTCTGTAAAAATAACACGCGAGGTTTGTTTTGTTTATGATAACGACGGTAACTTGTACATTGAACCACACGGGTTGTTGGACGGAACCGGCATTTCAAATATCGTTTTAAATCTAGTTGCTGACATACTTGAACTTAAAGGATTAAATCTAATCTTGTTTGTTACGCGATCACGAATCACCGCAGATGTAAATCCAAATGTTAAAATAACTAACCGACTATTTCCAACTGTTCCAATCGTCATAGTTAAGACCGGTGCCGATGGAGACGACCCAGAAGGCCCACTTGTCTCTAGTGATATTGCTACGCCTTTAACAAGATTGTTTCTTCCTCGGGAAGTAGGCTTTGTTTTTGGAACATTTAAGAACAACAATGCATTGGGTGGTTTAATACCTACAAGTGTCGCTCGCTTAAAAGCTGAAATAACGAAATATAAAAGCCCCGAACCTATATTCGAACACGATTTAAAAGCCAGAATTGGAGAATTTATTAGCACAACCATAGGCGGCATGCTCAATATCTGGAAGGGCAGCGTGGATTTAATATCAAAATGGAAGCGCATGTCCGAAAATGATAAGCGTGTTTATTTATCGCGCGTTGACGGGAATGGCGGTAGTGGTGCCGGCGGTGGTAGTTGTGGTCTTAGTGGGGATAGCGGTGCGGGTGGTTCTGGTGTAAATAGCTAACAATCCATCGCGTGCATCCACGACGTTCAGGACGGGAGGGTGGGCGCTGGATGAAGCACCGGCGCGCAACGTCGGGCGGGGGGATGAAGCTTCCGGCGGCGTTCCGAACTCCCCGATGTACCGCACGGCGGATAAAAAGGTGTACAGCCCCAGCGTCTTCGGGTACTTTTCTTGTAGGCTATATCGAATGATCGAGTCGTGTAGGTGGTGGAGGTTCGAGTAAATAATGTGGAGCAACCGCAGGTCGTGACTCATGTTGGCGTGGGTGCTGTTGATAAAGTAATGCCTGTCGTCAAATGAAGCAATGTTGGTCAACCAGCCAAACCCCACTTTGTTGCCGCACCTGTTTCCCTTTTTGTTGCACTCTCTCGTGGCGCACACTCGTTCGTAAACATACTGCGACGATTTGTTGCTACCGGGCGCCGAAAAATACGAGCGACCGTAATCGATAATAACGGCTCTGTACCGACTCCTGAACGTCACGGCGCTCCCCGCCACTGTGAATGTAAATGTGTTGGAGGCATTGGTGGACTCGAGCAAGATGTTGTCGCCATGGAGGTCGTAGTGTGTGAACTCGTCCCGGAGTTGCGCGAGCGGAATATATATCTGTAGCAGTATTTCCAGCATGTAGTTCTCCATAAAATTACCCAGCTGTTGCTCTTGTTGCGCCAACACGGCAGTCATCGAAAAACTGGATGCGTTACTACCGCCCACCGCCTCTACCAAGATCGCGAGGTGTGTGGGCTCCTTACACGCAACTTTGAAATCAAAGGTGTCACCGGTGTGCAGCTGTAAGTACTCTGTTATATGCGGCCGCGCAGCTTGGGCGTTGGAACCGTTCTTGTTCTTAAGTACGTAACTGTACGCGCGGGAGGATTTGTACTCCAGTAGCGCGAACGTGCGCACAAAACACTTGTAGCCGAAGCGGTCCAGCACGTTGTTAATGTACTGACCTGCGAAATACTCGTACATTAAATTATCGGCTGACTCCTTTTTACACGACTTTAAAACATACGATCTACCGCTGCTGTCTGTCACTCTATCCACGAAGCCGTTGGCTGACGGTGTCCCAAAACGCCCACTAAACACCGCCTGTTCGACAATCGTCTCAACTACCCATTTCATGTCACGGGAAGGCACTGCCACTACAACACTATCATCATTAGTACCATTCTCAACTGCCGTTGAACCACCTTTAAATATTTTAGGGTTATCTATTTCATCCCCATTACCATCACCATCACCATCACCACCAGCACCAGCAGCAGCAACAACAGCAGAAAAATCACCGTCACCGCCACCGTCACCATCACCATCACTATGCCACCAATAACCATCACCATCACCAGTACCAGCACCAGCAGCAGCACCATCACCAGCACCAGCACCAGCAGCAGCAGCAGCAGCAGCACCAGCACCAGCACCAGCACCAGCACCAGCAACAGCAACAGCAACAGCACTATCAAAAGCTGTAGTATCAAAATCATAATCAAAAGCTAAATAAACCGGTGGTTTCAATTCTTGAGCTACACACCTTTTTAACACACCTAAAACCGTGTTTGTGTTTAAATTTGTTAGTTCAATTTTTATGCCTTGTTGTATTTGAGAGCAATCATAATTATCTACATTTATGTTTGAATGTACTGTAATGGTGCCGATAATTTTTTCTAAAAACGATTTATGACAAATTTGAGCAAAAACACGATTTCCAAATGTTAGAGATCTTTGCCACATCAAATGTTCGATTGCAGATACATACAATCTTACATATTGCTGTGCTTTATCATCGTCGAAGACAACCAATTCGATATGTATTGGTGATTGTGCAAAAATAAGTTGTTTTACACAAGTCTCTGCGATAATTTCTGTACCCTCCTTATCGGGAAAATTATAAAGTCCCATCGATATGGTGGGTATTTTTAAAATACTTTTAGTTGAATAATTTGCAGTTAAATCTGTAAAATCTTTTATAATATTTTCTACACTTGTTTTAAGGTGGTTCTTTTGACTTTCGTTGGGTAACTCACCTTTTCGCAAGCTAGGTCCGCTCGCATGAATGATATGGGTTATATTTTTTTTTGGTATTCCTTGAGTTCTAATAACATGTCCTTCTTTTAATTGAAAATTGCCATCTTTATCTTCAAAATTTGCTGATCTAATTTGTTCAATATGATCGATGTTTATATTCGACGGATTATTATCAATTTTTGTTAAATAATCGATATAATGTGTCACACTTTCTCTATAATTTTCCTTTGTTTTATAATTTGCGTAATCGTAATTTTGTATACTTCCTCGTGATGCTAAGCCTGGATCCGCAGCATCCCTTATTTGTCGGTGAAGGTTTGCGCCAGCAAGTTTTAGTTCAGGATTACTTGGATTTACAATGACGCAACCGTTACATTTGTCCAAAATATTACCTATTTTTACAGATAGTGTGGATCCGTTATTTCCGATTTTAAACTCACCATTAGACGGCGTCGGCCGAGTTTGAGCAACCAGGGGAAAAGGCGCTGTAGACTTCTGAGTTGTAGACTGAGGTTCTTGAGTGACCTGGGGAGACTTGTTGTCCACTTCAGCAATAGGTGGATATGTAACTTTTAAAAATTGCCGTTTGTCGTCACAGCAAGATGTCTCTAGCATTTGTTTCATTGCGGTATGTAGTTTGTGTTTGATGCTTCGGACATAATCATTTCGGTGGTTTGAGTCAGTTTTTCTCTGTGATGCCCGTGCCTTTTGATTTTCTGTCTGGACTTCTCTTACCTTTTTTCTGATGAATTGTGTACCTTTGGCACTGGAGACAAAGTTTGATATGTTTTCAAAATTTTTTAAGTGTTTCAAAGCGTCTGGATATGTCATGTTTTGTCCATTGTCACGTAATTTATTATTCAAATCTTTAATACGTGTACTAATGTCTTCTTTGATTTTTTCTTCCTCTCCTTCCCCTTCTTTTTCCCCTTCTTCTTCCCCTTTTTCGTTTCCTTCTCCTTCCTCTCCTTCCCCTTCTTCTTCCCCTTCTTCTTCGTTTCCTTCTCCTTCCTCTCCTCCCCCTTTTCCTTCTCCTTCCTCTCCTTCCCCTTTTTCTTCTCCTTTTCCTTCCTGGTCGTCTTTCCCGCCCCCGCTTATGATATGCGGATGCTGTTCTATGTCTTCAATATAATCGTCGCATTTTTCGATCAACTCTTTATATGCTTCGAAAAGTTTGTCGCAATTTTCTTCTTTCACCAAACCAGCGCACACCTTCTTTTTATAAATGAATTCAATCATCTTGTGAACAATAATACAAACTGCGTGCATAGTCTTCTTTTTAAAAAGTTTTCGCTGTTTTTTTTCTTTTCTTCCTTCCTTAGTTGTTTTATCTCGTTTTTGCGGTAAAAGCTTTTTATACCACAAGTAATAGGTGGACTTAATTTTTTTGTCTACATAAAAGATTTTGTTTGTGCCACCCGAAGACGCTGCCGTTTCCTCCTCTCCCTCCTCCTCTCCCTCTTCCTCCTCTCCCTCTTCCTCCTCTCCCTCTTCATCCTCTTCCTCCTCCTCCTCTCCCTTTTTTCCCTCTTCCTCCTCTTCCTCCTCTCCCTTTTTTCTGCCTTTTTTGTTTTCGTCCAGTTGCGTAAAATTAAATTTGTATTTCTTTAATTTTGTAAATTTCGTATCCTGATTTTGATTTACATCCTCCCATGGATCCATAAAAAACGCACTTGCACATTTTATACCTTCGATGCATGCCATTTGTTCGATTAATCCAGTCCAGTCGCTGGACATGCTTTGTTCCTCGTCTTTCGCTATGTTTCTTGTGATTTGACCAAAAGGTTTCCAAAATTCATCAAATGCTTTTAGTGCGTTGTTTTTCTCGTACATGCTATCCTTAAGGTGCTCTAATAACTGCTTAGTTGTGCGTGACACGAACGCATCCCAGAATTGAATGTTGAAATACTCATAATCCATTGGGATGTGTTCAACTCTTTCCTGCTTACTTCCATAATACAGCTCCCATTGAAACGTCTTATCTTTATCCTTGTCTCCACACTTTGCCTTGCATTTAACGCTGTTATTAAATGTATCCCATTTTTTTGTTTCGCCTTGTTGTCCAGTGCATAGTTTGTGTAGCCTCATTTTCCCTGTTTTCAAGTACATGGACAAGATGCTAACTTTGCTAGCATTAGTATACATTGAGTGCAGCTTACGTAATTGAAACCGACGTTCCAACCTTGTTTTATACTCAGTTTCTTTTGGACTCCATGCACCCTTTTTCAAAAAATCAGGATATCGAATGCACCAAATACGAAACAAATAGTCAATCAACATAGATCCGAACGTGGTACGCCCCTTGCGCGGCTGCTTCCTCTTCACTAATTTGGTAGAGTTTTTACTCTCTGGAACCATTGCTTTGCTACGACGTACAACGTTTGTTAAATTTTTTCCATGATTGCATCGTTCCTCCAGCACCGAAGGGGAGCGAGGAGGAGAACGACGGCGAGGAGACGCAGATTTTGCACGACGAGGCTTCACTGAAGCACGTAGAGGAGAATTGGAAGCAGAGCGGCGAGGGGTAGTACGGCGAGAAGAAGATTTAGAATGTGATGAAGAACGGGAAGCAGAAGAACGAGACTCGCTAGTCGACCGTTTTCTTGATGTCATGTTCTTTTTACATGATAACCAAGATTTTAATACACAAGTTTCCAGTTTATTTTTTTTATCCCACCGAAAAACACAATGCTATGTAACAACGCCATGATAGTGGTGAACGTGCGCGGAAGTGTCAGCGACCCCTGGGCGAGACGGGAGATGACTCCTTGTTCGCGTCTCATATGGACGACCGCCTGCTCCGGCGTAAACACAACACGCTCGTCCAGGACCCCAAAGTACCGCCGCCATATTTTCTGCTGGAACAGCGCAACCACGTCGCCGTGGACCAAGATGCCGAGCTCGTTGTCGCACGGAAACACACTCAGGCTGCGGTCCGTGAAGTTGGACGACGACCGCAGCATCGTGTGGCCATCTTGCAGCACCATGTTGGAGTGCACCTTGATGTGCCGCCCCCGCTTCCCCGGCTCGCGCATGACCCCCACGAATACGCGCTGCCGGATGAACGCGTCGGTGATGCCCAGCTTACCCAGCGTCGCGCGTAAATGGCCGATGGACCACTGCAGCTGTTTACCCGACGTCCAAGAAACGACAGGCGACTCGTCGATCTGGTACTCATTCGTCAGCAGTATGAAATGAAAACGGTCCGTGTTCTGGTGCTGGAACGCGCGATACAGACGGGCACACACCGCCGACAGCACGCTGTTGTCCGTGGACGCCGCGCTGATGCACACCTGCGACTCCATGTGGATGCAACTTCGAGCGCAATCGATCAGGTGCACAATTAAGCGGTGTTCCGTGACGCCGCCCGAAACCAGCGGGAACGGCGCGCTGCGTTGCACCACCGCGTGGAAGTTGTTCTGCGCAAAAGAGAGCATGGCGGGGGTGCACGGCACAGACACGCTGGTTTCGTGCCACGAGTAGTTCTGCGCCCCGAACTGCAACCAGCCCGTACGTTGGCTCGCCACATCGATGCCGCCGAGCATGAATCGCCTGCCGTCGACGCACACATACTTCTGGTGGTGGTTCGAGTAGTGTGTGTTGGTGCACACGTATTTGGCCGCCGCGGGAAGTTTGCCGTCGCCCTGCACCGCACGCACTTGCGCGCCCGGAGGCAGTTTTTGACGGAACTCTGCGAGCGGCAGGTTGCAGTAGGCGGTCTCCGGGTTGTATAGTATGTAGATGGGAACTCGTCTGCTGGATAAATCACGGAATAGAGAAAGCAGTGTGCGGTCGGAGCCGGGTAGTGGTTGTTTTAGGTCACACAAAAAGCTAGAAAAATAAACGAATTGCGTCGCGCTAGCAAACAAATGCATTAGTTCCGCGGCCGACTCCACGCCGTCTGCGCAAAGTCGAATCATAACTTCAGGCAATTAATTTACGCACACACACAATGTTTACTTTTACCACCATGTATGTATTTTTCATGCTATAAAACGCAGTATTAAACGATGCCGCGTTCGCGTGTTTCAAGCAACGTCTTAAAAAAAAGAAGAGAATAACATATAAAAACAACGGGGTTGTTGCCAGGATTGACACAACACATGACTTTTTTTCTACTTCCCGCAGTCATCCTCGGGTTTTGTGTGTTGTGCGCCGGGCCCTCGGCTGTCAATGTAGTACTCGACCATGTGGCAGTGATTGCCATGCTGTACATCTACTATAAGTATTACTATGATAAATGTAGGACGAGCGCTTATGACAGCGACAGCATAAAATCAGAAGACAGCTTGTATTCCAGCGATTCGGAGTCCGACTCGGAGCAGCCCAGTGCTTCGTCTTCCACCGATTCCACAAACTCTTCTAATGTGGACGACGCATCAGAGGATGTGGAAGACGCATCAGAGGATGTGGACGACGCATCAGAGGATGTGGACGACGCATCAGAGGATGTGGACGTCACAAATTTCCCAATTAATGTAAGGGGGTTCACGGTGCACACGCAGCAAGGCTTGGATAGAATTAATGATTGGTATAAGTGGCTGGATGAGGAGTCACCAGAGGAGCCGCAACCACCATTCTCAAACTCAAAGAATAATGCTCAAACACCGCCGCCGTTGTCTGCAACACACATTACCGTGAAGACGCGCCACTCGTTGGAAAACCTGCTGTACAAAGTGTATAACGATAATTGTATGTGGGATGTGCTGGAGCTCGACCCCCGCAGAGACACAATGGAGCCGCGGTTGAACCCTATCGTGGATCACTGGCAAGAACTCGTGCGCAAATTGTTTATCGAAATTGTGCGGTTTGACTTGTGGGTGGTTGGGAACATTGCACAAAAACAGCACAAGTACAGCTATGTTGTAAACACCCTGATTCCCGTGCTTCTCAACTACCCCGACATTTACACAAGTCCCCAGTTATTCCAGTTTGGAACACACAATCAATTCATGAAGGCTGTTATAAAAAAAATGATCGAGTTCGTCAACGACCACGGGATGCTCGAGTCACTGCTTGTCATAGCCAGCATTTTCCCACACTTGGTGCGCGACGAGTGCCACCCTCGAATAACAACGGACGCGTCGTGTCGCACCAGTGTGTTTGTTATGCAACAGCACAAAGATTTTGCACGGCTGGTCGGAAGAATACCACCCGCTCTGTTGCAACGCTTCGAGCTGTAGAGCTGTGCAATAACTAGTCTAGAGTGTTGTATTAATGTAATAATCTCACAGGTAAAAACAAAACTAATAAAACTAAAAAGGAGCCTTTACAGCGTTTGTGCAGATGCACGGCGAGGCGGCGGAGCAGGGCTGTTGCCAGTTACCGCTTATGGGCATACAGCGTTTGGAGTCTAACGTATTGCGGCGACAGTCCATGTTGCTCGAGCAGTACGTGTACGGCGAACTCCACAGCGGTGTTTTTGCGTAGTAGCTGTTGGGCACGCGCGCCGCGTACACCGGGTAAATTTGAAACGGAGTTTGGTACATTTACTTTTTTACTATATACACTTGTTTTTTATTTGTGGTGTTGCTGATGTTTTTGGCTAATGGTATCGTCGTGGATACAACTTAACAAATGAAACGTAATCTCGTTCATATCCGTCACCGGCCAATGCCTCTCCACATCTATATGCAGAAACGTCGCTGGTTCACCTCTTTGCGTTGTCAGTGCCCGCACCTTGCCGACGACACAGTAGTACTTCTTGTGCATGACAATGTCCACGGTGGACTCCTGTGCTGATTTGTAGAAGAAACACGCAATCGAGCCGGTGGTGTCGTTCATGACGATGATGTCCGACAGCGTGTTGCGCGCAGCACATGAGTCGGCCACCGCGATCATCTTGACAAACTGTTCTCCGTTGAAGGGGCGTAGTTTAAGCTGCGTCACCGTCACTGGGATCATCACTTAAAGATAAAATAAAGTGATCAAATGATGTGATTTAACATCAAGTTTATTCCTACCAATCAGTACACTTTGTGTGTTTTGTTTTTTTTTACAAATGAGTAACCGTTTCTTTAATTTCGCTAATGGCCAAGGAGTGGGCGCGCAATGTTTCCTTGATTTCATAAAAGGTTGACATGTACACCAAATCCTTTTCCCGCAGTTTATCTTCGAACGCCACAATCATTTGTCTTTTCTCGTTCTCGTGTTGTCGCACAATTTCAGCCATGCTCCAATTCGACTCGGCGACTTTTGTTTTTACAGGTAAATGGGGTTTAATGAGAGGCATTACGTCAGTGGCAAGCATCATATGTGGATATAATGCAGTAGGTTCGTAAAACTCATGTACGGATGATTCGCGGTACATGAGACACACAGGTTCGTCCATTGGCATTCTGTTTCGGGGTTTATAACTACGGCAATAAATTAATCGTCTTTATTGTCGTTGTACAGCGCGCTAACAAGAGACGTGGTAGTGTCGTGATATGTCACAACGGCAGCCGTACCAGCACCACCAGCACCACTACTAGTCCCACCAGCACCACCACTCACGGGTCTCGTTGCCCGACTGCCACTTGAATTCGTAGGCTTGTTCGTACGTGTAGGCGGTTGCACCGTCGCAAGAGGTTGCACCAGGGGTTGCACCAGGGGTTGCACCAGGGGTTGTACCGTCGCCAGGGGTTGCACCAGGGGTTGCACCGTCGCCGGCGCTGCTAAAGGTTGTGCTGTAGCAATGCATGGATGTAGTGATGATTGTATCGGCTGCGTGGTGTCTTCCGTCGTTGCATCATTTGCGGGTGTCTTCCGCCCGTGCACACTATGGAACGCTTGTATTGTTTCCTCGGCCTTTTGTATCTCTAATAAAGTGCGTTCAATCAGCAGATCAAAGGTAGCGGTTATGAGCTGGTCGCCCGCGTATGTTTTCCGCAAGTTGTGCAGCCCCCCGGTCGCCGCCTTCAGTTCGCGAGCCATACTCGTCACAAAGCCGATGGACGTCTGCGGCGTGGGCACCGCAAAGGCGTGGCGGTCACTGCCAGCCACTGGCGTGTACGCGTGCTGCACCATGTTGATGTAGGTGCCCAGTATACGAATGGCGTCGTTTATCACGCTCTTCAAGTCGTCCATGTTCACCCAGCGCGTCTCCCCCGAGATCCATCGGTAGATCGCCTGGGCCCACCCCGGCGAGTAGATGGAAAAGTTGTTGTTGCGTAGACACAGGCGCTCACCTTCACTTAGAGTGGACACTACTTTTAAGTTGATTATAACCTCGTCTGTTTTGTCAAGCGAATTCATCCAGAAAGCGGTATCACGAAAAAACAAATGAAAACTTGAAATTTCGACTTGGGTTTTATGGTTATGGAAACAAATTAAATTTGCAATGGCGGTCACGTATCCGTTTCGCACATGTTATTATTTTCCATCATACAAACATAAACCGAAACGGCTCAGAAACAACCGGTGTAACCAGTTTGACACGCGCATCAATCGACCCACATGAGCGTTTTGTATCCCCCCGCTACTCGATCGACCCACATGAGGAGCGTTCTGTATCCCTCCGCTACTCAAGCCGTGAAAGCCATTGTGAACAAAGACGAACAGGTCTCAACCGCCTGGTTCTTGAGTTCAGCCGTGGAGTGGAAACTGGTGTTCAAAAGGGCGGACGGGCTGTTTGAACACATTGGCCGTTTCCTCAACCAGGCAGACAGCTTTAAGCGTGTAAGCCTAACGTTCAAGCGCGCCGACATCTCCCACGCCGAGTTGTGTTGGACGGGCTGCTCCCCCGTGGAGTCGCACCGCATCGAAACGGATGAGTGGGATGCCGACGAACATGCAACCGTAAACTTTGAAGCCCGAGGTCTTTTCAAGTCCTGCAACGACTTGTTGTTGTGTGTGCGCACCACCCGCGGCGATCTGTACCCGAAAAAAGACGTGGATGTCCTGTTCTGGAATGGCTTTTTAAAGAAGCGAGATTATAAGGCGCGCTGGGTACAGTCCGAGGTGGGCGTCGGCTTTGGCTACGAGCCGGGACGATTCCTCCTGTGCGCACATGATGAGCACCACGACCATGCTGCACCTTACACGTACGTGAACGTGGCCGTGCATCAATACAATAGCGGATACACGGTCAACATATTACACAACGTGCTGCGAATCATGCAACCGGTTCGTATACACGCGCTCATGCTCACCGACACACGCGACATCCAAACTGTTGACCCCTCGCCAGCCCCCTCGCCAGCCCCCTCGATCGACGGACCTGTCACGCACCCCCCCAAGCCACCCATGGCCGCTGTAACCATGAGATTCTACTACAACGACATGAGTTTGTTTACCAGTGACAACCAAACATGGCTCCACGTGGATCTCCCCGTGCATCAAATGGAGGCAGGGTTTTTCAAAACGGTGGCGTTGGCCGAGGATGAACGCGAGGTGCAAAGCTACAACGTCGCCATGAAGCTGTCGTTCGACTTGCGCGACGCGACGCCAGGGACGCGGACGTGGCGTTTTGCCGATGACATTTTTTACTTCCAGTGTGGCGTGATGCGGAAAATTTAAAGCTGGAAGTTGTTATTATATTCTTTTGCAACTAACAAAACGCACGCGTTGCTTTTTGTAATTTACTACTCGACTACAAACCCCAACACAAACACAATGGAAAATGCGCTGCAAAAGCTACAAATGGAGCCCTTGGTGAACAAAGCCATCAAGGGGGCGGCGGTGGGAGCAGGCATCGGTCTGTGCTGGTGGGTAGGCAAGCAGTTGCTGCCGACAGCGCCCGAAACAACGCCCTTTCGCCAGATCAGCGCCGACGCCAACCAGCTGCTGGCTTCCGACCCCGAGATTCGGGTGCTATGTGAACGCTTCAAGTTATACGCGCGGTTCGACGAGGAGAGTTACGCCCAGCTGCTGCTCAACTGGTCCTACGTCATCAACCTCTACGTCCAGTTGTGTCGCGAAGAAATTAAGCCCAAAATGTCGCACCCCCGACTTGTGGCGGGCTACTGCAGCCAGATCGTGGAGGCGATTCGAACATTACGAGCCGTGGTCGCGTTCCAGACAAAAAACAACCCTTCCAGCCTGCGGGACTTTGACGAGATCGCAGCGGACTTCCAGCGAAACATTAATCAGTACACACACAACGTAACGAAAACTGTCGAGTACCTACAAATCCAGCAACACCCGCACTAACTACCGACCCCCCTCACTGACGCCTAACAGTTTTTAAACTTCTTGTTATCTATTAATTATACTATACATGTTTGTTTCAGATTGTTAGTTATGTAATACCACTAAACAACAATAAATAAAAAAATGTTATTATACTATACTAATTTAAGCGGGGGGGGGGTCGGTGCGCGATGCTTTAAATGTTGCGCGGGGAAAGGGGGCGGAACTCTTTCGTAATCGTGATGTTGCTGGGACTCAGTGGCACGAACTGCAGGAGGGAGCGGGCCGTGCTGTTAATGAAGTTTGTGCCGCGACGGTTGTGTGTAGTAGTAGTACCACCCGTGCTCGACGGATTAACACCAGCAACGGCGTTGGACGACGGTGTACTGTAATCAGCATGTGGTGTACTAAAACCAGCACGCGCTTTGTGCCGAGCGGCGGGGTGCGCGTGCTGTTGGGGCTCAAATAGGGGCGCCACCTGGTATGGACGCCCGCCGAGAGGCGCCACCTCCCCACCAAGAGGCGCCACGAACCGGCACGCGTCGAACATGGGCTCCACTGCCACGGGTAACGCAAACGTCATGGGTCGCACATGCACAGCGGACTCGGCACTTGCACCATCATCGGCACAATCAGCACCATCAGCACCACCAGCACCACCACGGGGCAAGGGGATGACGTCGCAGCAGCCCGTGCCGCCCGGCATCAACATGCCCATCATCAGGTTCTCCGTGACGCCGCTAATCTTGTCGTGCGTGCCGAAAGCCGCGGCGTTGATCAGCACGTCCTGCGTCTCCTCGAAGCTGGCGTGGTGGTACGTGCTGCCGCCCAGTTTGTGCATGCTGTGCCGAGTCATCGCCGTCAGCGTGCCCGACAGCGTCATCACATCCGCCAGCAGCTGCAGGTGCCGCTCGTTCACGTACGCGCCGTCGAACGACAGCACCGCGCGGATCTCGTCCATCAGCACGTGCTGCGCTGCCTCGATGCCCAGCACGTCCAGCACCTCGTGGATGTCGTTGCTAATCGTGCGGCACTTATCCACGAACTGCACCCCCAGCAGCGCGCGCAAGTTGGTGCCGTCCGTGTCCGCCATCCACTCCTTCACCCGCACCAGCTGCTCGTCCGCCCCCACTTGCGCCACGTCCTGCTGGTGCACCATCACCCGCCCCAGACCCGGCACGCCGTGCACCGGCATGTTGTCCAACAAAAAGTCATGAATCGTCTTTAGCGACGCGTACTCCAGCTGCGACCGCTCCTCCTCGTCGATCCCCCCGTCCGTGTCGCTCAGCAGCGCGTCCAGGTCGTCGATGCGCAGCCGAATGCACCAGTTCAACATGTTCACCTCGGAGCACATGATTTGCGCGGTGTCGCCCATGTACGCCTGCAGCGCGCTGGCCACGTGCTGCACATCCAGGTGGATGCTCGCCAACACCTCCCGGTCCAGCACGAACCGAATCAACCACTTGGTGTACACCGGCGGCGGCGTCGTCGTCGGACGGCACTCGCGGTACAGCATGCTGTACGCATCCACAAACGGCCGGTCCTCCACTATGGTCGTCGCCCACATGTCGCTGTCCAGCTGCACGCTGCTCGTCAACACCACGCGGTTCAGCAACGTGTACTGCAGCGCCGCCCCAAACGCCGCACTCATCTTTTCATTGGAGTTGTACGGGTGCTCGAAGAAAATGCTGGCCGACGGCGTCTTGATGTTGCGCGACGTGTCGATCAGCTCCTTCAGCCGCGGCACGCCCAGAGTCACCGCTTTCTCAGCCACCCCCGCCGTGTGGAACGTGTTCAGCGTCATCTGCGTGCACGGCTCGCCAATGGACGCCGCGCCCAGCGTGCCCACCATCTCCCCCGGCGCCGTCAACGACTTGCGGTACATGTGCACCACCTGCTCCGCGCACCACGCCACCGCCGCCACGGGCAGCCGGTGCACCAGCAGCAACGTGCGGAGACCCAGCAGCGAGCGCAGGTACGCCAGCGTCGTGAACGTCGCCGTACCGCGTCGCATCGCCCCAATCTTCGAGTAAGCCGCGCGCATCAAGCACGTCACTTGGCCGGGGCGCACCGCGTCGCTAACGGCCCCTCGCGCCACGCCGAACCGCGTCACCGCCGTGCCCAGCAGCCGCTGCACGCAAATGGTCACGAACACCGTGGCGTCGGGCGCGTTGTTCAGCTTGCACTTGGCGGCGCGCATCGCATCCCTGTCCGCGCGCAGCTGGCTCAGTTCGCGTCGCACCGCCGCCTCCCACTGGGGCCACGACTCAGCCGGCGCGGCGGAGCAGCCCTGCAGCTCCGGCCACGTGAACGCGTACTCGTCGCGCAGCTGCTGGTTCGACAGCGTGAAGGTGCGCAGCGTCTGCTTCTCCACGTACACCGCGTCGAAGCTGTCGCCGCCGTAGTAGAACTGCACGATCTGGTCCTTGGTGTTGCGCACCGTGTGGTCGTACCGCACCTGCAGCCCCTCCTCGGCCTTGACCAGTCGCCGCTGGATGTAGCCCGTCGACGCCGTCTTGACGGCCGTGTCCACCAACCCCTCGCGCCCCCCCATGGCGTGGAAAAAGTACTCCTGCGCCGTCAGCCCCGTGCCGTACGAGTTGGCCACGAAGCCGCGCGACTCCGCCGTGGTGTCGCCGCGCGCGTAGCACGGCAGGGTGCGGTCGTTCACGTCGCGCGCGATGCGGCCGCCCTCCACGCTCTGCTGGCCCACGCACCCCAGAATTTGCGCAATGTTCACCGCCGACCCCTTGGCGCCCGACTGCACCATGGTCAGCACGTTGTTCGTGGGCGCCAGATCTTGCTGCACCACCGCCCCCGCGCGGTTCAACACCCCCGTCATGAGTTTCGTCATGCACCCCTCCATGAGCACCGGCAACTTGTCGCTGCGACTCGCGCCCGCCAGCAGCTTGTCGCCGTACGCCAAGCACCGGTCGATGGACGCGTTCACCTTGTCGTGCGTCTCCCGCTGCATCATGCAGTCGCCAATGCCCACGCTGAAACCGCGCACCTGCATGAACTCCACCAGTATGCGCTGCGCGTCGCTGATGAAGTTCGCCGCCACGTGGTTGCCAAAGTCCTTCACCAGCACGTGGATGATGCCGCCGGCCGACGTGCCCATACTCTTCTTGCACAGCGAGCCCGCACACAGCACACCCCGCCGGATCACCACGCACCGCTCCTGCATGTCCAGCACGCCGCCCTTCGCCACCTCCACGCCGTCCGCCGTTCCGCTGCGCACCACCATCTGCAGCGAGAACACCGGCAGCAGCAGCGAGAACAGCTGCTTGCCCGTCCACAGGGGGCGCGGCTTCAGCACGGCGGGCGGCGGCAGGTTTAGTTGTCCCGGCATGCGCGGATCCACGAACAGCGGGTACTTGATGGGCATCACCATCTGCATGATCTGTTCGCGCGTTAAAAAAGTGTCCCTCTCCGTCAGCAGCATCACCGACACCAGCGAGTCCTGCACCAGCCCGATGATCGGCTTGTTGGACTGCGGCGAGATCAGCTGCGTGCGCACACACATGAGCTCTTGCGCTTCCGCCACTGCTTCCACCGTGCGCAACACGTGCAGGTTCATCTCATCGCCGTCAAAGTCCGCGTTGTACGGCGTCGTGTCACAAACCGGCAGGCGAAACGTCTTGTCCTGGATGATGCGCACTTGATGCGCCATAATGCTCATGCGGTGCAGCGACGGCTGGCGGTTGAACAACACCCAGTCGCCATCGCGCAAATACCGCTCCACCACCCACCCCGTCTGCAGCTTAAAGTCGTGGCTCTTATGCTGCTCCTTGTACAGCGTCAGGTCTAGCAGCGTGCCGTCGTGCATCACCACACCTGCAGCGCCGAACAGGTGGTCGGGCCCGTTCTTCACACGCTGCTGCAGCTCCGCCATGTTTCGCTCGTTCACGCGCTCGGGGTACGTCAGGTGTTGCGCGATGATGCGCGGCACGCCCACCTCGTGAATATCGTACGTTGGTGCCGGCGACACGACGGTGCGTGCCGAGTAATCGACGCGCTTGCCGCCCAGTGTGCCTCTGAACCGCCCCTTTTTGCCTTTGAGACGCGCAGGAACAAGTCTTAGCGGCCGGTTGCTGCGCTGGCTGCCGTTGCCCGTGGCCGCGGGCGCGCCTGTAAGCGAGTCATGGTGCATGAACTGCACGAGGTGCTGCTGCAGTACTTCCCACGCGTTTTTGATGGCGGGGGTCAGCGGCCGCATGAAGAAGGGTTGCGTCCCGGTGCCAGCGGTGCTAATGGCCGTTTCTAGCACAAGGTTGGCCTTGATTATTTCTTGAAGTTTCAGGGTGATGTCGTCCTGGCCGCGCGCACGACTACCGTCGGTGGCCATGATCGACGGGCGCGAAATGGGTGGGGGCACTTGTAGAACGGTGAGGATAAGCCATTCTGGTCGCGCGTACACGTGGTTGATACCCAGCAGCTCTACTTCGTCGTCTGGGATAAATTTGAGGATGGCGCGGGCCATGGCGGCGGTGAACGGACGAGACGCGAACTCGAACTCCTGCTCACTTTCGAACTTGTCCTTGGCGCGAAACTCCGTCTTGATTTGACACGACGCGCGGATTTGCGTGTACTTCGCCTGCGGCCCGTTGCAGTGCATGCAGAAGTGTTTGGTTTTACATAAATTAACCATCATGTTCAACCGGTCTTTTGGGTCGCAAGTTTGGAATCGGCTGTCGTTCGCCCGCGGGTCGTGCGCGCAGTCGATGAGCAGCCGCGAACAGAAGAAACAAACACACCGCAAAATTTTCACCACGATGTTAATCATGGACACGTGATACAAGGGCGCTGCCAGTTCAATATGGCCGAAGTGACCGACACAGCTCAGCACATCGTTCTTGCAGGTACCACACGGCAAACGGCGGTCGGATGTGCCCATGCGCAGGTCATTCAACCCACCAAAACTCGGGAGCTGGCGCACGTACAGTGTTGTCTTGGTGACGTGCACAACCGACTGGCGTTTCACTATTTCCGGATTCAAAAGTCCAAATTGGATGTCAGTGACGCGGAGCGACGGAACAGTTTCGAGTAAAGACACACACGTTGTCATGGAGACACAAACTAAAACTAATACACCCCAACAAGAAGCGTGCACATTACCGCGGTAGTATTTTATTTTTTATTTTTTACGTTATCTTCCTTGCGGAAGGTCTGCTGTTAGCGGAAGGTCTGTTAGCGGAAGGTCTGCTAGCGGAAGGTCTGTTAGCGGAAGGTCTGCTAGCGGAAGGTCTGTTAGCGGTGGAGTCGCAAGCGCTACGGGAAGGGGTTTGGGGTGCATCCGTGCAACCCCACGGTTTGCTGCACCATAATGGGTACTGGAGCGCCCTTCTTGCGGCATTTGGTGTGCCCGATTCCGAGTGCATGGCCGATCTCGTGGTTGAGCACGTACGCGCGGTAAGCCGGGAGAGACAGCTCTGATCGGTCGTCGTTGTACTCACGGTGCCACCGTGCTTCGTTGATAAAAATTTCACGGGTGTCCATGTTGCACACTGATAATCGTTTTTGCGCAAAGTCGGGAAACAGGGAATTCATTATGTGCTGCGGTGTTAGTTCAATAATGATGTTCAGCCGGCCTCGCGGGCGCACGGGGCGTGCCGTTGGTGCGATAACAAATGCGACTTTGTCGAACTTGGTCCATCCTTTGGGGTGCATTATAAGCGGTACAGCAATGGATCTGAACATGAGGGTGCTGGTGCGACAATCGGGGTGTGTGGCTAAATAAATGGTGTATTGTTTCATGCGGTTATTTAATGTAATGTATTATTTTATAGCTAAATAAGTAAAACACACCCCACGTCAATAAAATATGTCGTCGTCTTCGTCTTCGCGTTTGCTCGAGTACCGCCAAGTAAGCAAAACACTCGTGAACAAACTTCAGACAAACAGGTGCGCTGAAAATTACGATTTGTTGAACATCTACATGGAGGCTGTTGTGGCTAACATGCCGCCTGGCTTCATATCCATGATGGAAAACATCATAGGAGACGTCGAAGTGGCCAACACGAACAAACTGATGCTGGATGTCAAACAAATACTGCAGCACAACCGCGTGATCAAAGAAATGCAGAATGAAAACCAGATGTTGAAGCAACGACGCGGAGAGGAACACAAAAAAAAGCAGCAGGAGTTGTTGGTGTACTGCTGCAACAAAGTTGTGACGCCGCTGGTGGCAATTTTGTGTAAGGAGCGCGAGCACCACGTGCTCATCCTGGAAAACATAGTGCAGGAAATCGGCAAGATGGTTGGAGATGGGGAGCACCCCTTTTACAAAATGGCGCAACAGATCTATGTGGATCGAGTGGCGAGCAACAACGAGGGGATGGCGGAAGATGCCATCGTGTTGCAACAGTGCTCGTGAATAAAAGGCGTTCGAAAAAACCAATAAATTGAATTTATGCACAAATTAATAAACCGAGTACTAGATAAACCCGTCACCGATGAACCCAGCACCAGTCGTTATCGAGAGTGCCGTAAGTGTTACCAAATCCAACACTCCCCCCAAAAATGTGTTCACGACCAAAAATGCGTGGAAGTTTAAAGTAGCGCTTGTGATGTTGGCGGTAGTTTTTCTGTACTTTACCATTATGAAAATGAACAAAAAAAAGAAAGCAAGTTTAATTGTTACCACAGCAGCGCCCGCGGACGGAAAGGCCAACAACGATTCACGACCGCCACCCGAAAAAGTTCAATAAATAGACAATACCACTTGTTTATACAAAAAAAATGCAAAAAAAAAACCACCCAAGGTGGTTAAACCTTGGGTGGCGGGTTTGTTTTGAAAAGACAATTAGCACACGCGCACAACAGCACAATAAACACACGTTTTCATAATCTTACCTGGGTCGATGGGTCTTCGCTTGAATGGGGAGGGACGGTCGCCACGAGTCGTCGTTGGATGGAGGAGAGATAATGTGTGTGCGCCTCGCTGGACGGATGAGGGAGAAGAAGGTGCGCCTTGAGTCTTCACTGGGGTGGTGGATGTCTTCTTGAGTCTTCGTCGGTATCGAGTCTTTTTGAGTCTTCACTTGGGGGGTGGATGTCTTCTTGATGTGTCTCGAGGCTTGGCTGGAACCGTCTTCGCTTGGATGGAGGAGAGGAGGTGCGCCTGGTATTCGAAATTTTCGCTACCTTGTAGCCCTACCACCTCGTAACATAGAAAAAGACATGGAAACAGGGTGTCTGCACGCTACAACAAGGAATCGTCACAGTTTTAACGAGCAGAATCGAACTATTTACCTTTATATTTGGGTTGTGCCATTCTTCATGTTCTTGCGTGCGCGCGCGGATGTTCGCCTCCCGATCCGTCCGTGCCTCCGGATCCGTCCGTGCCTCCGTCATGTACAGCGCACAGAAGGTAACGAACAATACGTATGAACGTTGATTACAAATGTCGGTTACAGTCGGTCACGGTGCGTACGTACATGGGGATGCCGGGTGTTTTGTTTTTTTTATTCTTACAAACTATTTTAAATAAAGTTTACTCTTTTTTTAGTTTTTAAACGAACGGTTTGGACGCTTATCATTTATTCATAATCACGGCGATACTTTTTACATAATGACTTCGTTGTTTCTACCAGTTCAGCCCATTGACGAAATAGCAACCGAAATAGAGACGATGGATGCTTTTTTTAATCAACATGTTTTAAAAACGACACGACGCGGGGCAATACATGCGGATGAAGCGGAGGCAGCCGTCACAGTTGAGACCGCTAATGCATCGGCGGGTGTCGAGGGCGTGAATGCCGTGGATGCCGTCGAGGGCGTGGGCACGGCCGTGAAGGTCTCGACAGTTGTAAAGAAGAAGAAGGCGGTGCCCCTGATTGTTCCGGTGACTTTAAAAACCAAGGCATTACAAAAAAGATCTGGTGTTAAAGACAGCGGCAAAGACAAAGACCGCAAAACCCAAAAACTTCGGAAAGACGCGTCGACAAGAAAAACATTAACGTCGAAAAGAGTTCGGACACCGAGAGGGGTGTTAACAATAAAATCCAAAGTGGAGGACAACTACGCGTTTATTAAAAGCATCGATGAGTTGTTATTAAACTAAGTTGTAGGCAAAGTCTTTCAAATAAAAAGCGACGTACTAAAATCTACGCGTACAATCAAATGAATACCACGCATCCTCAAACGTGCCCACACCGAGTTTGCTCCAAGGGCTTTGTCTGTATAAAATACGCGCAGCCATGCAAGACAACAGCTGACTGCAAGCCTGAATCATGCTGCGTCGTTTTAGACCTTGACATTGTCGACAGCAATATTCCAGGGAGGTTACTACCGGAAGCCTCTATTCAAACGTGCGGTGACAGCTCCAGTCTTTATTGCGGCAGTGGCGTGTGCGGACGAACCGTTCCGAACTGGGATAACTACGTTTAAATGGAACTACGTTTAAATGGAACAAACTACGTTTAAGTATTACATGTCGTGTGGTGTGGGTGTCGTGTATATTTATCGCGAGCTAGTACTACTGCTGCTTTGTTTTAGCAGAACAGGCGTTGCCCCTGGGTGAGCAGGTCTGAAGCACGTTACTGCAGCACACAGGAGGCGCCGACGTGTCCGCGTTGCAACACGTTTGGCTGGCGAAGCAGTCCACGTCCGCGAATGGAGCAGTGGCCGCACACTTCACCATGGGTTGGTTCGCCATGCACGCGTTGGATTGCGCGCCACAGTCGGATCCAGGGGAACAGCAGGCCGGCGCGCCCTCACTCTGGTTGCAGCAGCGCTGGTTGGCTTTACATATTACCGCGTCGAACAGTTGGTGCGGATCTTCGCAAATGTACGCGCACGCCTTAAGTTTGTCCATGCTCGCACAGCTGGTCGCCGAGCAATAGGCCGAGTAGATGTCGGAGGAGTTGGATAAGCAGCAGTATGGTTTCTCCGCCGGGCAGTCGCACTGCGGGTCGCGCGAGTAGTGGCCGTCAACCCATGCGCCCTTTTCGGGTGTAGCTGTATAGCACGGATTGTTTACGCAACACTTCGCTTCCAGGTCACACATGGTGGCTTCCGGGCAGTCCGTGTCCGCGTCACACACCAAACACTGCCGACAGACGCCGGTGATATCGCGGTCGCTCAACCGGTTGGTCGCGTCGCCACTCCTTTGGTTGATTTTGTTGGCATCTTTGGAGCAGTATGTTTTGATGGTGTTTGTCATCAGTACGTGCGGGTTCTTCTCCAGCAGCGCGTTTTTCTTGACATACAGTGCCCACGGACTTAATCCGGGGAGTGGTGGCTGGCTGATCCATAACGGCGTCGGCTGCAGCCCATACTTGATCATGCCGTACGAGTTATAGGCCACACAATCCTTGTTGGTGTCGCACGCCGCGCGCAACACCGTTTCGTTGTCTTGTGGGTGCATCGGGTTAAGGTCGTACCCGTACGAGTCGACCCCGGGCACTCGGTAGTACGGGTTAGTTGAGGCAATCGTCAAACAATCGGCGTCTGTCGCGCACTCCCCTTTTTCACAACACCCTTTGATGTTGCAGAACTCGTCTTTGTTGCGGCAATCCAGTTCCGACGTACACATGGCGCACACAGCACCTTCCCACGGCAATGTCGTGTACTCCCCGTTTTTTGTTTTTTGGGTTTGCATGGGGAAGTTGGACGAGAGCGCAAGCCTCATCATTTCCAAGTTTATTAAAGGTGGACAATAAAAATTAGTAGTCGCCACAATGTCGCAAAAAATGTAGCACTTGTTAGTTTCGATCCAACGACCTGTGGGTTATGGGCCCACCGCGCTTCCCCTGCGCCAAAGTGCTGTCGGCCCACGCACTTTGTGGAGTGTGGTGCTACTCGTCAAGGCACGTTTGTGGCGGCACACTATTAAAATTAAAGGCACATGACTCACCGGTAGTGACCGTACGACGCGGCCCGCTTGGCCATGCCGTTGTAGCTGGTGAAGCCATCGCTGGACTGGACGTTGCCCAGCGTGGAGCTGTTTATGCGGGGGCGAGCGGACGCGGCATCATCCTCGTCGATGTAGACCACTGTGGGATTACGCATCGCCCACAGCTCCGACGCCCTGTTGGGGATGACCTCGTACACAAGCACACTGCCTTGCTGGCGCGCCAGTCCCTGGTTCTCCAGCATCCCCACCGAAATGCCGCCCGGGTTGCCGTAACCGGCCGCAGTGCTGGGCGCAAACGGTCCGACCGCTTGCCTATAACTACCAACGTTGGAATTGGAGAGGCGGTAATCAGACACGGGGTAAACGTAAGCCATCGGAGAAAGTACTGCTATATATTTATTCTACACGAAGATATAAAAAAAACAGCAATGTCGTCTCACACGTTCACCTACACCAGCACTAGCACCGTCGGCCAAAAAACACAAAAACGCTTCCGCGTGCCGCCGCTCGACCAGACACAGCTCATTTCAACGCCGGACGCGACGGGCATCGCCGATGTGGTGGCCCTCAGTGTTATTCCTGTGAACGCGTCGCTGTGCAACACGATCGCAGTGACACCGCCGCCGTCAACATTCGACTTTCGCCAAGAGTTTGCGGATTTCCTCAGTCCCATTATCAATCAGGGCACGTGCGGCTCCTGCTGGGCCATCGCGTCCACGCAAGCCCTTTCCTCCCGGTTCGCCATCATCCGCAACCAGAAAGTCAAGCCGCTCTCGGCCGCCTACATGCTGTACTGTGCGCGCGACACCTTTTCCACGACCAAAGACGTCAGTTACGGCTGCACAGGCGGCTCGCTTGTTGACGCGTACTGGTTTTTCAATTTAAACGGAATCGTGTCAGCGGCGTGCTTGAAGTACGACGCGCTCGGCGACTGGGACCCTACAAGCGAGAGCAACACGGATTTACGGACGGGCACCGTGCGCACCAAGGAGGGCGGCGACATGACAGAGACAAGAACGCACGTGTCGTGTCCGATGCTGGAGTGCCCCACCAAGGAGGGCGGCGACGACGCGTCCGAGGAGCAGCCGTGGCTGTTCAAAACGGCCATTTCCTACATCGTAGCCGGCACGCCCTCTCAGAGCGGCGGCAGCGAGGCCAACATCCGCCAGGAGATTTGGAAGAACGGACCCGTGTCCTCCGGCTTCCAGGTGACACAAGACTTCTTCACCTACTGGAAGGGGCTGCTAGAGCAGTCGTTGGTTGGCGTCGCGCAGATCTATGTGCCCGGCAAACCTGACGACCTCAACAACCCCGTCATGGGTAATCACGCCATTCAAATTATCGGCTGGGGCGACATGCAGGGCACTCGCTTCTGGATCATCGCCAACTCGTGGGGTGCCACCACACAAGAGCTGCAAAACTACGGCAACAACGGGTACTTCATGATGCTGCGCGGCACCAACGCCGCCGCCATCGAATCCAACGTGGTGGGCGGCATGCCCAAAGTGCACCCCCAGGTCATTAGTGCACTGGGAACGCCGGCCTTTCTCAAAGATCGAGAGATGTGCAGCATCATCCGCTACGAAATCAACACCCAGACTCTCATGGCGCTGGATGCCGGCAAGTTCGTTTCGTTGCCCGATGTGCGCAGCGAGTACGAGTTCACACTGCCTCCACGCAGTGCGCTAAAGATTCCACAAATCAACGAGTTCACCACGTGCCCCGCGGACAGGCCCGCCAAGTGCATGTACACCGGCGCGTGTGTCGTCGCACAAAAGGAGTGCGGCATAATGCGCGCCACCGGCGGCAACGTGGCGACAAACACCATTGTGAACAACCAACTCGCCGGGTCGCGCGAGCTCCAGGGCAAATATTTGCAGCACCATTTGGCTCGACACGACAAGGACATGACAAGCGCCGCTCCCCTTTATTTTACGTCGTACGCATGGTGCCCCGCCAAGTCCACCACGTCTACTACGTCCACCACGTCTACTACGTCCCCCACGTCTACTACGGCGGTGGTGGTGTACGCGCTGTTGCTTTTCGTGCTGCTGGTACTGGTGGGTGTCATGGCCATAGTTATTATTAACAATAAAAAAACACAAAGAGGGGCGGCGCAAAAATAGTCACGGGGACATTCATTATATATTATACCAATTTCCGCACACATGTTTGCATTCATCAACTTTCAAGCCAGTTGTTATATTGATGCAGTGCTCGTGGCGCTGTTTCTGCCGTCGTACAACAACTACTTTACCACCATGTTGTTTGGACCATTGTCCACCAACACTAGTCTAACTCGAGCGCTGTTCAACGAGATGGAGCATTTTAAAATCGCAAGAAGGGGGTGGAAGTGCCAGGCGTTTCGACGCGAGCTCATGTTGTCGGCCGCAGAGTTCTCCAACCATTCGCCCCATTCTGCAGTGGACTTTGTGCGACACCTCTTTGCAAGTTGTGCCATCCGCGACACGCTCACCACCTTCCAGACCAGTACAACGCTCATGAAGCGCCGCGAGGAAACCGTGGACATCAAAGACGATTTGAAACAGCTCGTCAATGTGTGGATGGTGACACCCATAAGTCACAAATGGAACCACGCGAACGCGGACACGTTGACCAGCGCAGAAGATGTTGGCGAGCGCACCATGTTTATGCGCGACGCGACGCAGACCTCTTTCTTGCTGCAAAATATTCACGGTGACAGGCGGCGCATCAACCCGCCGGAGACGAGCTCCATCTTCCTGTGCCAGCTGTCCGCGGACGACGACGACGTCACGAAACGCGTGCTCATATCGCGCCAGTTGTTGCCGCACCTGGAGAGTACGGGCGACGATTATGAGGGCGAGGTGCTCGTGAAGATTAATGCCACGCGTCTACTGTCGTGCCCCGTGCTAATCATTGAAGTGGCTCGGCTGGTAACCTTTTTCGATGCCCGCACGCGGCGCACGGTGCGGCAAAAACAAAACGCCACTGTTGACTACGGCGTGTTTGACTTTGTGCTGCGCGAGTGGGTGCTAAACATTTTCGGCAAATATTATCGCTTAGTAGCCGTTGTGTGCCACCTGGGCGCCAACACCAGCAACGGCCATTACGTCACTTTCGCGGAGAACAGCGAGTCGCAGTGGTATTTTCATGACGACATGACTCCCGGCGGAAAGCTGCTGCCCATGGACGCCGAGTCGCTGGAATCGTCGACCACGCTGCCGCATCCAGGCACCACCGGAGAATTGTTTTTTTATGTCCCGTGCCATGTATGAGCTCCACATTCTACAGTCCCACATACAACTAGTTCAAACATTTGAAAACATTCCAATTTATTCTAAAACAATAAACCAAACATGAGCAGTGCTTTGACCTTGCGTAATAGTGTTAGCGAGAACGGTACTACACCCACCGACCACGATGCGCCACCGTCCAGTGCGTGCAAAAGTTACGTTTATGTGTGGGAGCATAACAACCAGTACATCGCGGCGCATGTGGTGAACCACGCGCTGCCCATGCAAACCACAGCGTTTAAAGCCATCAGCATTTTGCTGAAGATGGTTATCATAAACTCCCTGGATTGTAGCGGTACGGCAGTGGATGAAGTTTCGCAGGTACAGGAAATCGAGCGCGAAAATGTCAAAAATGTTATACTGCTGCATTATGTGCCGCATCACCGCGTGCTGGACTTGACGCTGCTGGACACGAGCGTCGCAGCTGAAGAAAATACGCCGGCGCTGGCAGCACTAAATGAAAGTGCGCAAAACAACGGCATCCACCCGTTCCTCGCCGAGATGAACGAGACAGTCAACGCCCAGGGACTTAATGGAAAAATGTGTATTGAATTACGCTACGACAACGTGTCGGACATTGCGGACAACACGTTCTCCTATGTCTTGGACGCCAAACAGCCGCTGTCCCCCACGCCGGAACTGCAACTGTTTCTCGACTTTGTGAAAAACAATAAACAACGCTAATTCAATCTATCTAAGTTCATTCATACCAAGAGACGCTCATCCACTCGCCTATATAAATCCTGCATTTCGCTATCCATCGCGTACTCGTCGTACACGTCCATCGCCGCCTGATCGCGCGCCGCGGTTGCGTCGTCTGCATTATCCCTGGTACTGCACTGCACAAACGCGGATGTGAGTTGGTCGCTGCTGTCCAAAAACTTGGCTCTCGCGAGTTCAAAGGAGAAGGTGCTCATGACAGCCGCATTGGATGCGATGGCGGGCTCCGATTGTAGCACATTTTCAATGCAGCGATGCTCCCGCATTTTCTTGAGTGCGTTTACAGGTCCAATCTTCGGTAGCGACGTGTTAAAGTCGGTTCCGCACAGTATGCTAAAGTCCACAAACTCCACGTACGACAACTGCAGCGCCTCCAGAATGGCGCTCAACTTTAATTCCAACAGGGGGTAACTACTGGAGCCCAGGTTGCGCAGTAGCACGGGAGCGCCACAAACCAGTGTGTCGTAGTCTTCACTAACTACAACATCTACCGACCCCTGCACCGCCAACCACGCACACGCTTTCTCCGCTTCTCCCGTCGCTTCGTAAAAGGGTATCGAGTGTGCAGCCAGTATTGCCTTCAAATTCACCGAGTGTATGGGCTTCACCACGGTCACGGCGGTGCGCAGCCGATGGATCTCCTGCTCCGTCTCGCGCACACACGCTAGCAGTTCGGACGCCGACGCCACTTGCAGTTCGGACGCCGACGCCACTTGCAGTTCGGACGCCGACGCCACTTGCAGTTCGGACGCCGACGCCACTTGCAGTTCGGACGCCGACGCCACTTGCGCGACGGATTTCGCCAGCGACTCTGTCAGCACGCTTATTTTGTTCTCGCGCAACTCGGTTGCACGTGTCGTCTGCACGCGGCGTTTGGCGCGCTCGCGCTCCTTGCCCACATGCTCACCCGCGCCGTCGAATATGTACACGCATCTTATGCCGTAACGTTGCAGCATGCGGTATTGACAAACGAACTTGTCCAGAAAGTTGTAGTCGTCGTCCAGCTCTTTGCAGTACGAGAATTTGTACAGGAAAATGGACACGTCAATGGCAAACCGTTTTCCGGCGTAGTCGCTTAATGTGCAGCTGGTGTTGAACAACTCGGGGTGTTTGTCTCGTAGCAGTTTGGACAACCCCTTGACTCCCATGCTTGCGTGCGTGCTTTTAATTGTTATATACAAAACGCAGCATCAGCAACAAACATACACGTGTGTATGAATCACAAAAATTTTGTGTATGAATCACAAAAATTTTTAGTATGTCTTCAAGCTTGACGAATGCGCGATTCGTTCCAGCCGGTTCAATGTGGGGTTGATAATGAGCACGCGGAAACTAAGCCACGACAGCATTCGATACAAGTAAAAGACGTACACGAAAAACTGGATTGCTGTTAGAAAGGCGTAGAAGCGTTGTTGCATCAACACCTCACAGTGGTAGGTGTTGAGTATCCAGAACTGTGATGATGTGCCCGGTGATATTTTTGCGCACATGTCTTCCATCGCAATGCCCTCCCAGAACCCCAAACCGTGAAAGGCGGGCCCTTTGAAGTACAGCACATTAAGCGGCTGCACGATCAACAACGCATGGGTTTTATACACTACATTTTCGAAAACTAAAAGCGCTCTATGCAAAAAATCGTACATATGCAAATGGACGGCAACAACTACCTGCGGCAACGAAACGACCCACGCAAACATTATTACTTACCTCTGGAATCCTTTATTGTATTACTCAGAAAAAAAAATATACCATCCATTAGTTAACACCTGGTTTTATTGACTAGACTGATATCAGGAAACACTATGCGGCATGACAGATGATGGCACAGTGGCAGTGGTGGCGGCAGTTGGGGTAATGGCGGTTGACGGGTTGAACACCACTTTGATGTTTGTCGGGTAAATAAAGACAGACTCGCGAGGGGCGCGTGACAGCTGCCGCCGTTTCTTCTTTTTAGTAATAGACGAGGGCGGCCCCTTGACGTAAACGCCGCCAGGAAGCCCGCCAGGACACGGCTCCAGCGGCAGTTTGGTAGATGTCGCTTGGTCTTTCTCGATGCTTTTGATGTTGAACTGCGCGTAGTCCAGCACGCCGTAACGCGACGCCCAGAAAAAGAAATTAAGCTGCCCCACCGTTGACTCATACATCACAGCGTTTTTGGTTGCGCAGTGCTCCATGGGTGTGGTCGTCGTCGGCTTGTCCATGTGGAAGTAGATGCGTTTACCTCGCCTGAACGGGTCAAAGTTCTTCCGCTTATGGTTCCACAACCAGCTTTTGTATGACCGGTAGATGTTCACAATCACTTCCGGACAGTTCGGCGGCTTGATGTTGTAAATGACTGGAAACTTTTTGGCGTAGTTCGTTACCAACCAGTCCAGCGCGCGCAACGACAGACCGCCGTCTTTCGTAATGATCGGCAACAACACGGTGCGCAGCTTCTCCACCGAAAAATAGTCCTGGATTTTCTCCAACGTGTAAATCTTCTTCTTGCACAAGTAGCCCTCCCACGAAAACCGACCCACGCTGTTCATGCTCGCAAAACTATGATGCGCGCACACAACCCTAGTGCAAACAAAATAAAATTTGCATTAAACTTTTTATTATTAATACGCATTAGTCAATGCAACTTTCATGGTAAATCCACCTCCTTCCTTCCGCATTAAAAAAATCGCGCACCCAAATGATGTCCGCCGAGCAGAGTCGCGTCGCCGAACATATTGCAGCAGGACTAAACGTGTTCCTCACGGGCGGCGGCGGCGTCGGCAAGTCTTTCATCATAAACTCCGTGGTAGCCAGCGAGCGGGACAAGGGGCGAGTGGTCGCGGTGTGTGCCTCGACGGGAGCCGCGGCTGACCACATCGGCGGCACTACGCTGCACTCGTTCCTGGGCCTCGGACTTGCGACGGATCCACTCCCGCAACTCATTGCAAGCCTTTCCCTCAAAATAAGACAGCGGTGGCAGCGCACCGACTTTCTCGTCATCGACGAAATCTCCATGGTGGATCCCGTCTTCTTCGACAAGGTCGACGGCGTCGCGCGCTTCATCCGGCGCCAACCCAGCGCGCCCTTTGGCGGCATACAGCTCCTCCTCTCCGGCGACTTCTTCCAACTACCACCCGTCATCGCGCCACCAGCAGGCGCCGAGGGACACGGGCGCAAGCGTGCCGCCAACACCAACGAGCCGCAGCCCGACACGCTTCTCTTCTGTTTCCAAACACGCGCGTGGACCGAGGCCGTGCAGCAGACGGTGGATCTAAAGTACTCGTTCCGACAGGCAGGCGACACGGCTTACTACGAGTTGCTGACGCGCGCACGGGTGGGAGAGTGCACCGTGGACGACATCGACTTGCTTGTAGGCCAAATCAACGCGGACCTGTCCGAGGCGGCGCGCAACGGAATCCAACCCACGCGAATGCACGCGCGCCGCACCAACGTCGATCTCATAAACGTTGAAAAACTCAAGGAACTCGGCGACGCAGAGGGGCACGTCTACACCGGCCACTTCAGCTACACCGTGCAAGCCAAACGAGGGCGCGAAGAGGACATCGCGCTTAGCTCCATTGACGGACCGTCGATCGCGCTTAGCTCCACGACACGCCAGGCCAAGGTGACGCAACTGCAACAAAAAGTGGCAGCCATGCAGGCGTACAACAACACACCCACCAAAATAGAGGTCGAGCTGCGCGTCGGGGCCCAAGTCATGCTGCTCTGCAACCTGGACGTCGCCAACGGTCTGGTCAACGGCTCACGCGGTGTCATCTGCGGCTTCTCCTCCGCCACCTCGGGCACGGCGCCGCCGCAACCCATTGTCAAGTTCGCGCGCGGCGACGCCGAACTGGTCATCCAGAGTTACTCATGGGAGTACAAACAGGACAACATTGGCTCTGTGTTCTTCAACCAGATACCGCTGCAACTCGCGTGGGCGATCACCATCCACAAGGCGCAGGGGCTGAGCCTCGACTGCGTGGAAATGGCGCTGGACAAATCGGTGTTCGAGCGCGGACAGGCGTACGTGGCACTGTCGCGCGTACGCTCGCTCGCGGGACTGCGGCTGCTCAGTTTTAAACCCGCGGTGATCGTCGCCCACCCGCTGGTGATACAGTTTTACAATTCCATTTCATCTTGATGCACTCAAATATATCCGTTGCATTGTAATACAAATTTGTTCAAACACTACTTTAAAAAAAGACCCTGTACAAGTATATATTATATATGCTGTCATACCGATCGCACTACGCTCAGGGAGAAATGGGTATACAAAACAGCAACCGGTTTGAAGTGCTGACTAGCACGGACTCGTCTGACGAGGAACATCAACACGACCACGCGCCGCCGGCATGGAGAGCGCCACCGCGCACGCGCCCTGCTGTCAAACCGTTAAAAAAGGCAAAACCACCCTGCACCATACAACAAACCTACCAGTTGATAATGGGCAGCGAACCCATTACTAACGCGCTCAGTGTAGCGGGCACGTACAGCTACACGGCCAACAACGTCTGGGGGGAGCCGCTCATTAACGAGAGCAACCACATGCAGCGCTCCGTCTCTTTTTTCGGACGCTGCTTCCAGTGCCAGTACATGTCGCACTCGCAAAAGTACTGCCCGCTGCAGCTGTGCACCAAGTGCGGAAAGTTCGGCCACTCGGACAACGTATGCGTCTAGCGCATGTAGCGCATCTACCGCGTGTTAAGTTCATAATCATAATATCCACTACTACGTTCATCGCTATCACTACTACTTTCATATCCTGCTACACGCTGCCTTTTCAGGGTTGTGGCCATGAAAGGCGGCGCCAACGACTCTTCGCTGCACCGCAACCCCTTTGTTTGTTCACAATAAGATCTTACTATGATTTTAACGTCGGCTGCAGTGAGGCTCGTTTTTGCGGGATTCTGTATTTTTAAAATGCCTAGTCTGGCTCCAGCTATTCCAGCCAGGTTTTCCATGTCACCCGCACTGTTTTTGAACAGCGTGTTCATGTTGTCTCTAACAGTGTCGGCCATGTACGCTGCAGCGGCGTCATCTAAGGCGTTGCTGATGCCGTACTGTTCACGTAAAAAATAACAGAGGAGCTGCACCAGTTCTTCGGGGGTGAAGCTTGCAAGCGCGATTTGATAAGGGAACCGACGCGGCATGCCCTCATTGATTTTCATAAAAGTGTCGTGCATGGCATCATGGTAACCGGCCGCTATCACGCAAATCGTCCCCTTCGTTTTATCCAGAAAATTTACCAGCTCTCCAATAACCTCCGACGAGTACGGGTCCCACCCCTTTTGATTGTCCCGCTGGGCGACCATATACGCTTCGTCGATAAAAAGCACGTTCTCAATGTTGGAAATCAGCCGAGCCTTGGTGCGAGGACCCGACTGGCCGATATACTGTCCGACCAGATCCGGACGGGACACCACATCAATACTTTTCCGGGCGAGCAACAACCCACACGCTTTCAAAATGTTACCAATTATCTTTGCGAACCGCGTTTTACCCGCTCCCGCCGGACCTGTGAGCATCACGTTCAAGTGTGACTTCATCAACACCGCCGGCGATTTCGCCACCGTGTAAATGATCGTTCCGATATAATCATTCAGTTTGTACCTCGAGGCGTCCAGCTCGTGACCCTGTTGCTGAACTGCAGCCGCGTCTACTACTTCCGCGTCTACTACTTCTGGCTCGTTACAGGCTTTGAGTGTGTTTACTTCTCTTAATTCTCTAATCAGTTTCGCTCTGTTTTTTATCCAAAGTGTATCCAGTCTGTCATCACCGAGGACGTTTACAGAGGCAGAACCGAGCTGCATTGACGGGACGGTAGACAAATAATAAAGAGCACCAATATCACTTGGGGTAAAATCATCCACATCTAAAAGTAGTTGTCGCCCGAATTCAACAGCCCTGTCACTAATGCTTTTTTTTGTCGCACCTCTTCTAGCTACGTCCCGGGGTTCCAAGTCTTGCGGATTGATGCCGTCAGCACGTCTTACTGTCTCTAACCTGGCATCAGCTTCACGGAACTTTGTTGTCAAGTCGTCATGCTGGCGAGTAGCGATTTCTAACGCCGAATCTGTGGTTTTTTCCCGGTCCACTAATACTTTTAACTGTGGATAGGATGCCGCCTGTACTTTTTTAATTGCTTTAGACCGACGGAACTGATCCAGGGCGGTTGTTATACCGGCTTTGTCGGCTGCGCTGGCGGCTTCAATCTCATTGGTTATTTCCGCCCCCACCTCCTGCTTCAACCTTTCCAGACGAGCCACCTCCGCAAGAGCCGTAGGAAGCTGTGCCTCTAAACTTGCTTTGGTGTCCTGTGCACCTTGCAAGTTTGTTTTCCGGTCCGATACGTATTCCTTGAATAACGAGTATACGGCGTTGAGCTGTTCCATTTTTTCGAAATACTGCGGGAAGTTTTCTTGTTGGTTGGCGTACGTCATCTCAAATGTTATGAACCGAGGATCCGTTGCTTTCGCCGGTTTTTGTTGTGCCTCCAACCGTGATAGCGACGCGTTCATCTCACGCGCAAGTGTTACGATGCTAAGGATCATTTCCAGTGCATCTTCTTTAATTTTTTTCACTTTTTCGCGAACAATAAACCGGAACGAAAGTTGTAACTGTCGCGACAAGCTCCCGTTGCCTTCAAGATCGCGAAGTATGGCCGGGATAGGATTGTTCGGGAAGTTCCGTAAAGATAAACCTTCATCGCGGTCCACTTTCTCGTTCCACGGACGGCTATTTATGACGGCACCGCCCTTAAACTTACCACCGCCCTTAAACTTACCACCGCCCTTAAACTTACCACCACCAGTTGCCTTTGGTTTCGCTTGTTTAGCACCCATTTGGTACGTCTGCTGTTTTTATGTATATACTCAATATAATATTTTTACCATCGCGATGCAACCACGAGGAGGGGGGCGCGCGCGGTTGAATAAAGACATTACAACTTTTAAATATACCCCGGTGACATTATATAGAAGATGCAAACACAAAACGTGTTCGACACTATACAAGCGAGAACCGGCGTCGCACTATTCCCGCACCAGCTCAACGCCATCCAGTGGATGCAGCGCACCGAGGGACGTACCCGAATGGTGCCCGAACAGCCGCACGGCGGCATCCTCGCGCACGCCATGGGCCTGGGCAAAACCATCACGACGCTCAGCATGATCTCCATGCAGGGGCTCGGAGTCACCATCATCGTGTGCCCCAAGTCTGTCATCACCCAGTGGCGCGACGAAGCCGTCCGCATTCTCAACCTCGACGACGACCAAATCCTGCTCTACCACGGGAACACGCGCGACACCAGCTTCAGCAAACTGCCCAAGCCCGCCTCCTACCTGGTGCTCACCACCTTCGAAATCGTACGCCTAAGCATGCGGTCGCGCCACCCCGTCGGCATTCTGCACCGGCAGCAGTGGGACCGCATCATCCTGGACGAGGCGCACCGCATCTGCGAACAAAGCTCCAAAACAGCGCGCGCCATACGCATGCTGCGCGCACGCAACCGGTGGTGCATCACCGGCACGCCCTTCAAAAACGGAGTCACCGACCTGGTGGCGCTCTCCAAGTTCCTGCTCGTGCCGCCGTACTGCAACTCCACGTGGTGGCGCTGCCACAGCCACAACGAGCACAAGATCAGGGAGTGGCGAAACATGTTCGTCAATCTGCAAGACAAACGCGTGCTGTCCCTTCCCAGCATTGTGCACCACGTCCGCTTTGTCGGCGCCCAGGTCAACGAGGAACAACTGGTCGCGCACCTCAAGACCCTGTACACCAAACACGCCGCCGCGCCCGCCAAAAAAACACTCGTCGACAGCGAGAGAGCACTCATCGACACCGAGCTGCTCGCCGAGATTTGCAGTGCGCGCTTGCCCGGGTCCAGACAAGAGTATGAATTGCTCAAAATCATGCGTCTGCGTCAATCCGCCAACCACCCGCTGCTGCTCACCAACAACGCCAACGCCATGATACATCTGCTCGCCCAACAACTCGTGCCCACCGGCGGCACCATCTGCAACGCGTGCAATACCGCCGCGCCTGGTGCTAGGGGTGCGCTTCGTAGTGGAGGGAGCAAGAACAACAGTGACACGGACGATGACGCGACCCGACAATGTGCACACGTGCTGTGCCATCTCTGCGCCACGGACATGATCCTTTGCCCGTGCTGTCTGGCCAACATGCTCCCCGCGACACGAAACGCCGAGGGACTCGTGTGGAGACACAGCGCCAAGACACGCGTGCTCGCCGACTACCTCACCGCCGTGTTCGACGCCGATCCAGCCGCAAAACTCGTGCTGTTCTCGCAGTGGACGACGTGTCTGGACATGCTCGCCAGCCTGCTGGACTTTATGCGCATCCAGTACGGACGCTTCGACGGCCGCGTCAACAGCATCGACGAGCGAGCCGACATTATCAACACCTTCAGGGAGAACAGCGCGTGCCAGGTGCTACTCACGTCTCTCGGCGCCGGAGGGGAGGGGCTAAACCTCACCTTCGCCAACCACGTCGTCCTGCTCGAGCCCTACTGGAACCTCGCCGCGGAGCAACAGGCCATCGACCGGCTGCACCGCATCGGCCAAAAGAGAGTCACCAATGTGCTGCGTCTGCACGTGCACGGCTCCATCGAGAACTGGGTGCAAGAAATCCAAAACAAGAAAAACAAAGAACACATTCGACTGCTCTCGAGAGACGAACCCGACGCGGCGGCGCCCATCACCGCCTCGCCCGCCAAAAAAATCAAGCTGCATCACGCCCCCCAGGTCAAAAACAGGTTCCGCATCGATGCGCACACCGAGATCAACACCAACACGTCCAGCGCCGCACCACCACCACTTGGTCTATCGCGCTTCCTCTTACACTCCGACTCCACAACATAACACTTAGTCAGTACTTTTCTTAGCTAGCAATTAGGTGACACACACCCCACACACACCCGTAGTAATGAAATAAATTTAGTTTTTAAATATTAGCACCAGCAACTACTACTTTTTGTTTTTTAATGCGGTGTTTGGTCGGCCGCGCCGTGGAGCTGGTTGCAGCAACGGTGGCGCTGTACCGCTTGGTTTTCTTCGCGCGAAACGCCACCAGCTCCCGCTCCAGCGCGTCCAGATCCGCACACCACAAGTCCGCGGCCGACTGCGCCTGCAGCTGGACCAGTCGCTCCTCCAGGCCCCGGATGTCCTCCCGCAGCGTTGCCACCCGGGCGTGCGTCAACGACCGAAGTGTCATGTTCATCAAATACCCAAAATCAGGCGCCCGAGGATGGTCCGCGCTGGCGAGAAGCGTGTCGTAGCTCTTGGAAACAAGTTCGCTCTTCAGCGCGTCTTCGTCGCGGAACAAGTGGATGCAAATGGTGCCCGCGATCACCTCCGACACGAACCGCAGCTTGTTGCACTGCACCTTCTTTTCCGCCTCCAGCTTCACCAACATGTTTTGCTTGCGCCGCCCGTACAGTGCCAGTCGAAACGTCGCGTGCTCGCGAACGATTTCGCCCACCGACTCGTAGTGCCGCAGCTTGCCGTCCTCGTCGTGCAAGTGCATGTTGCTCGTACGGATCTCGTTCTGCATGCCCAGCACCGACCACAGCGCAGACGCCGCCAGCCCTTCGCCCATCAGTGCAGACACCTTCTCCTTGTCACAGTGCAGCACCATATCCACCGTCGAGTCCGTCCACAGCTTCTCGATCGACGTCACGATACCCGCACCTGACGAATTCGTCCTCTTGCGCTTCTTCTCCTCTTTATCTTTCCCACTACTGCCACTGCCACTGCCACCACTACGCGCCGCGTTGATAAACTTCTCCAAATCCTCCACAAAAGAGTGCGTCCACACCCCCACCGGCAACTCCGTGATGTGGATGCGGGAACAGTCCTCCGACACAGTCATGCATCCGCGCGTGCGATAAACGCCCTTGGCCTCTATAAACTCAATGGTGCCGCGGAAGCCACAGTACCACGGCGTCAGCGCCGCCGCACCCGCCAGCACGCCCGCGTCGTCCCCCGCAGCAAACAGGCGACACAGACGAATCAGGTCGTCGGGGTTGTACATCGGCACCGACGTAGCCCAGCCCGTGCCGATGCCGAACGCGCCGTTCACCAGCGCCATGGGAATCACCGGCGCAAACACAACCGGCTCGATCGACAAACCCTCGTCTTCCTTGTACACCAACACGTCGTCGTCCAACTTCGGAAACAGCGCGCGCGTCACGCTGTCCAGCCCCGTAAAAATGTAGCGGGCGGCGCTGTGCACCGACGGCGGATCCAGACGGGAACCGAACTGCCCCTCGGGCCGAAACAGGTTGATGTTGCTGACGCCCACGTGGTCCTGCGCCATCCCAATCACCGCCTCCACCAGCGACTGCTCGCCGTGGTGGTACATGGTGCACGACGCAATCTGCGCCGCCACCTGCGCCACCTTCACGTCCGACGTCACGTTTTTCGACAACAGCGTGAACAGCGCCTTGCGCTGCACCGGCTTCAGCCCGTCCAGCACGTTGGGGATGTTGCGCTCGTTGCTGTAGTTCGAGTACGGCAACACCTCCTTGTGGATAAAGTCGTGCAGCGTCACCGACGGCGCCGTGTAGTCCACGTAGCTCGCCGGATTGAAGTGCGTCGTCAGCAGCGCGCGCCTCGCCGCAGCATTGTCCGTCTGGAACATCTGCACCATCAGCGCGTCGCTCGCCGCGTTCCACACAATGTCCACCAAGTGCTCCTTGTACGCCGAGAAGTACTCACGCGCCAGCGCCGACGTGGACGTGCCCAGCCCCTTGAAGTACTTGACCGTGTACGTCGCCTGCACGCTCGGCTCCACGCTGCGCCACCACTCCTCGTAGTGCGCGCTCGCGTAGAAACAGCGCACCGCGGTTTTACTCGTCGCACGCACAAGCGGCGTCGGGAAACGCTGCACATACGACGGGTCCACCGCCAGGATCGACGGGAACAGCGCGTGGATCACGTTGATGATCAGGCCGCCAATGTGTGCCCCGTCCGGGTCCTGGTCCGAAAAAATAACCAACTTTTTGTAGCTCAATCCGTCCAGAGACGTGTACACCTTGTGCAGCGTCAGCCCCAAGATGTTGATCAGCGTCGTCACCTCCTTGTTCTTCGAGATGGACTCCACTGTGGCGTTGCGCACGTTGAGCGGCTTGCCCTTGAGCGCGAAGATGCCAAAGTTCGCGCGCCCCACCACCGCCAGCCCAGCCACCGCCAACGCGCGCGCCGAGTCCCCCTCCGTCACCAACAGGCTGCAACGCGACCCCGACTTGCTCACATTCGTCGCCGCGTCGTACTTGTCCGCGATCACCACGCGACGAGCCCCCGACGTCTTCGGCTGCGACCCCATCAACCGCCGCGCCGCCGCCAACTCCTTATCCACCACTTCCTCGTGAATGCGGTTCAGAACGCCCGTCGCCGCCAGCTGCTTCATAAACGCCACCGACGGCTGCCACTTGAAATCAAAACGCGACGCCGGTGTCGTCAACTTCTCCTTCGTCTGCGAAGAGAACTCGGGCGAGTCCACCAGGAGTTTCACCACCAGAAACACGTGCCGACGCACCACAGACACCGCGAGCGTAAAGTCCGCCTTTTTCAACCGCGTCCGCATGCACTCCTCCACGGCTGTGGTGATGCGCGCAAACCCCAAGTTCACGTGCGTCCCCTGCGAACACTGCAGCGAGTTCACAAACCCCAGGCAGTTGTCCTCGGAACATGCATCAGACGCCGCAACCGCGCAGATCTCCCACGAGTTCACGTTATGCGCCTCGTTCTTCACCACATCCAGCGCAACCGCCGGAAACGCTGCCGGCGCGAACACGCCCGCAAAGTCTCTCAGCGTCTTCACCTCCAACACCTTGCCGTTAAGACTCAGTGTAACGCGCCGCGCCGTGCACGCGCTCGCATCGATCGTCGTCGCCTCCAGCATCGTCCGCACGTCGGCGCTCATGCCATCGCCTCCACCCAGCCGCGCAAAGTCCAGCAAGAACGACACATCCGTAAACCCCTTTTTGGTCTTGAGCGGACGAACAACGGGCTCCGACGCGTGCGCCATGTTCGTGTCGAACGTCTGCGTAAACGTCAACGCCGCGCGCGGATCCGCCGTCGACACCGTGAACACCGAACTGAACACGTTGGTCGCCTTGCACCCGTAGCCGTTGCGCCCCGCTGTCCACCGAACACCGTCATCCGCAAAGTTCGTGCCGCTGCGGAAATGGGAGAAGGCAATGGTGGGCTTCCACGCCGCCCGCCCCTCGTCGAACACCACTGGCACGCCCTGGCCGTCGTTGCGAATGCGGATCCACCCCGGGCCGCCGGCTTCCGCGCAATCAATCCACACCTCAATTTTCTTCATCTTTTCGTCGCGGAACTGTCTGTCCAGCGCATTGGTGAGAATCTCCTGGAACAAGTTCTTTAGAGCGGGAGCGTACACCAGCGTCCGCTTCACCACCGTGTACTGCGCCACTAAAGACTGCGGGGAGGGCGCCGCGGATAGCGCTTTCGCAACGCCTTCCTCTTCTTCCCCCGCGCCCCGAACATACGGAACATTCAGAGCATGCTGAACATATACATGGCACACATGTTCGGCGTTCTTCGTGCTCCCACACAGCGTGTCCGGACGCAGCAGCAGGTGTTCACGATCTTCCAACGACACGATTTCTCCTTCTTCCGTTGAGAGCATGGTAATGTTATGTTTATGTTATGAGCCACAAACAAGTCCACAAAACAAAAAGGTTACAAAAAAGGTTTTACTTTATTGTTTTTACGGAAATATCTTTTCAACTTTTGCGAAAAAGGCGCGCACATGACTTTAGTTAATTCTATTTAATTCTACACGACTTTATTTGTGGGCGAGCAACCATGTATGCGCAATCACGCCGACTGTTCACCATGCGCCAGACACTGACGAAAATGCTGGGCGTTCGCGGCTACACTGTACCGAGCGACGTGGCAACAATGACGCCCAGCGCTTTTGACAGCATGTATGCGCAAAGCAAGGGCGCCGAGCACGACAACGACGACGTGTCGCAACTGGCGTTTTTCGCGGAGCACCCTGTCACAGGCAACAAGCTCGTGGTGCTGTTTCCCAACGACACGGACAGAAGCAATCTCGGCATCGCCCCTATTCGCAACTTTATTACCGTGATGCAGAAATACCACTGCTCCCATTGCATTTTGGTGGTGTACGAGAGCTTGACGGCGCCCGCCATTGTGATGCTAAAGGATTTGGAGACCAAGAAAGTGTTCATCTCTTTTTTCGCGGAAAATGAACTCATGTACAACATCTACGACCACGTTCGTGTGCCACGCCACATCCTCCTCACGCCAACGGAAAAGACCGAGTTGCTCAAAAGCCTCAACGCCTCCGAAGATCTCCTCCCCAAACTACAGAAACACGACCCCATGGCGCGGTACCTCGGACTGGTCGTTGGCGACGTCGTAAAGATACTACGCTACTCGTTCACCGTAGGACACGACGTGTACTACAGAATAGTTGTAGACTCGGAAGATTTCTATTGACCACTCACTCTCTAAACCGCCCCATATAACACCACTGAAAAATCTACGAGTAGTAATAAATGAATATTGGAAATAAGAGTACAACTCATAGCCCGCCACTTCTGTCGCTAAATGCAAATAAACCGAGGGCGGCACAAGACTGGAACCCGCAACACGAAAAACTGTTGAAACAGTGGGGAGAAATGGCGGCGGCGAACAGGTGGATGCATTATCGGACGCATCTCCGGTATGTTTCGCTCAAGATGTGGTTCACGCTGCCCGTCATCATACTATCCTCGTTGACGGGAACCATGAACTTTGCACAGAGCAGCTTCCCGCTCGAATATCAAACGATGATTCCAATACTGATTGGCATTGTGAATCTGTTAATGGGGATTATTACCACCATCGGGTCTTTTTTGCGTGTGTCCGAGCTGGCCGAGGGTAACCGAGTGGCAGCCTTGTCGTACGGCAAGCTGACCAGCAATATACGCGTGGAGATGCTGCTGCCACCGGACTGTAGAACAATGAGCGGCTTCGACTTTATTGCCCTTTGTCGCGCCGAAATGGACCGGCTCACCGAGCAGACCCCCGACATTCATCCACAAGTTGAGATTCAGTTCTTGAAAGTGTTCAAAGACGTTCTAGTCAAAGGCGATTCGGAGTTCTACACACCCGACATTATACAGCTACGTTCCGTGGAAATCTTCACACGCCGAAAAGTTGTCACCGACACTTCCAGTAACGAAAGTGACCATCATCACCCACACAAACAAAAACATGCATCTCGTCAATGGAAACCCGACACTATTGTCGTCGCATCCGTTGACGATAAGACGCATCCAACGATTACAGATTCGACACAAGTTGAATTAAATGAACTCCGAAAAAAACGCGTTGTTGCATCCAGTGTGTTTGCACATCAAGAATCACTCTTTTTCCCATCTCAATTTGGAGGACTGTCACCACCGCCGCAACTATTAGCACCGTTGCAACAATCACCACCGCAACTATTAGCACCACAACAATTACCATCATTGCAACAATCACCGCCCCAACAATCACAACCGCAACTATTAGCATCGCAACAATCAGCACCGTTGCAACAATCAGCACCGTTGCAACAATCACCTCCGCAACAATCAGCACCACCGCAACAATCATCGCCGCAACAATCATCGTCGCAACAATCAGCACCACCGCAACAATCATCGTCGCAACAATCAGCATCGCAACAATCAGCATCGCAACAATCAGCATCGCAAC